AGATCACATCTACTTCACTAAAGAAGAGAAGAGAAGGAAGGAAGAGCAGAGAATGGAGAAGCATTACAACTCATGTCTTCCAAAGAGTGTTTCTCTCAATGATGATGATGGTGCAGAGGGATTTATCTCATGTAGATACATCTTTGGTAGATGGTACATTAGGTATTACTATGAGGATTCATGTGGAGATTCCTATGCAATTACCAAGTCCTTTGATAAAGATTGTAATCAAATTGAGGGATATGGCAGGAGATTCTCAAAGTATAAGTTTGAGAATGAGATGCATCATGAAATATTCTCTTGTATGGAAGATGCTCTTAAAGAGGCTATAATTACATCAGTAATAAGATACAAATAATTATTAACCAGGTGGGTAGAAATACCCACCATAAAACTACCATACAACAATGAGACCAAGAATTCAAAGGAATCTGATTGCTAGTAGTAATACAGGTTCTAGAGCAGATGAAATGGCTGCTCACAACAGAAGGGAGTATAATAAGCTCCAGTGCCAATCAACATCTTCAATTACAACTGAAGATAGTAGACCTTACACAATCATTTGGGGTGTAAAAGTGATCCTTGGAGCATCTTCAATTACACTTGAGGACTGTAAGAAGGCAAACCTTAAAGTTTACAACATTTAATTACAAACACAGTGAAAAAGAGAGAATCTTTCTGCACCAATGAGAGGTGCAATGTGCTATTTGCAGCACTAACAGAGTTCCATAGGTTATCATTCAGAGATGGAACTCTTGAAGAGGGCACTTTTGAGAAGTGCCTTAAGAATTCTAACGCAGATTCTAAGTTTAAGAATTACAAGAAATTCATTAAAGAAGAGCTTGTTAGCAGAAGATTAATTACTGCTGAATTTACAAGGTGGAATATGAATAGATCAGAGCCAACATATGCTATGGCAAAATCTATCCTTGAGGCTGCTGTTAAGAGACTATCTAAGTATAATCAAGATCATAAATCTAAGGAGTCTAAGGTAGAAGAGCCTGTGTATCCACTTGGTAAGAAGGAAGTAAGGAAGGAAATACTTCTGAAAGAAGCCACACTTGATGAACTTACAGATGCCATCAGAAGGCTTATCTCAAAAGGCACAAGTTACACCATCTATAACAACTAATATTATGAAAGAAATTATGAAAGAGCTAGTTAGACTAGCTGTGCTTACCATAATAGTTATGGTAGCATTCTTTGCATTTATGGCTTTTGTAGCTGTAATGATTGAGGGTATTTCATTCCTTCCTAAGTATATAGGAGGATTTGGCACATTTATGCTCTATGTAGCAGGATTCATGCTTATGTTTGCAGGTATTAAGTATTTTGCTGACAGAAATGAACGCTAGAGAGTATCAGATGAATGGGTTCACCTTCCAAGTAAGGTGGACCTTTGTAGGTCAGCAGAGATGCTATGGTGATACATTCAGAGTTGCTGAAGTAATTACAGATGCTTCTGCAGAAGATGTATTAGAGCTTATGAAAGTATTCTTCAATTACGATGTTCCAACAAAGGATAAATGGAATCCAAATGATTGCTATGAGTACTTTGCAGGATATTGTACAGTAGAGCCAATTACAGGAGGCTATAAATATACAAAGTGTGAACCATATACAGATTAACCATTTAAAAACAAAACACAATGAAAAAGATTTTAATTATTGCAGCTATTGCTGTTGTAGGCATCATTGGTGCCAACATCTATGTGAAGTCTCTTTATGAAGAGTACATCAGAACATCAGAAGAACTCCTTATGGAGATTGAGGAAATGTGTGACTATCACGATATTCCTTGGGGTGACACAGTGTGTGAGGGAAATACTTGGGAAGAGTACTGTGAAGCAAGAGAGGCTTTAGGTCTTGGATATCTTGAGCATTATTCTAAAAGATAATACAAATGAGAAAGCAGGTTTTAACATGGAACCCTAGTAGTGGTAAATACACTACTAGGTTTGCCTCACCTCGTGAGGTAGAGCTCTTTGAGGTTTTGAAGGTTTATAGAGATTTATTCTATATTGCGTATGAAGATGTTGATGCACTATATAATAATGAGATTGATAAGATTGCATCTTCACAGTATTACTACGAGAAACAATATCGTAGTATAATGCTAAAGATTGCTAAAGAGTTAGGCATTCAACTTGACATACCAGGACATATTTTCTAACTGCTCTAAAGATAACAAATACTCCCTAGTCAATCTAGGGAGTTACAAACAACAAATAACAACTAACATTTAAACATTTATCATTATGAAAAAGATTTACACTTTCACACTCACTCATTCATGTGCAATTGAGAAGAAGTCATTTGCAGCTGTCCTTTCTGATGCTGAATTTAAGGCTATCAAAGCAGATCTTCACAAGGTTAGATATACCTGTGGTTATGTTACAGGTCCTAAGGTTGACAATGAGTCTAACTTTAAGGAGCTTGTAGAGTGGCTTGCTACAACTGTGCTGTACAAGAAGGAGACAGTTAGACTTCCAGAGTCTAAAGAGCAGATACTTCTCCCTGATGGAGTGTATTACATGACTGACTATCTTGAAGTATGCTCAGGTACTCAGTTTGAATCTATGCATACTGAAGATTCAATTGAGGAACTTGAGAAGTGCCTGTGGGTACTAAGGGAGTTCCCAGGAGCTAGATACTACAAGTCTAGAGTGAAGTTTAAGTTACCATCTACAACAGAAGATGGTAATGTCATCAAGTATGAACAGAAGTATTCTAAGGGTAAGCACTATCTTGTGAAGACTACTTACAATGTATTAACTCTTGAAGTTGAAATCTAATTATTAACCAAGCCCTCAGTATCTGCTCCTGCTGAGGGCTATAACACAATAAAAGACATGAAAAATATGATTTTGAAAGCAGTCAGAGAACTGCAGTTTGTAGAAGAGTTGAAGTATATTATCAAGGATCTTAACTCAGAAGATTTTGATGCAATCAGAACTACTGTATGCATTATTGGTGCATATAAAGTTAATGACTTTACTTGTAATATATATAAGACTGTAGAGATTACAAGTGTAGGTACTAACTGCACTAGATATCACCTTGCTGATGTTGTAAAACAGATTTCTACAGAGCTATATGATGGTTGTGCATATATAGATAAGTACTATAAGAAGGGTGTTAACTTAGATGGTCTCAAAGTTAATATACACTATCATAAGTGCTATGCTTGGGATGATATGAACCACAGAGTAGCAATGCTTGACTATAATGATGATGGTAATTTCTCATACTGGAAGGTTGCACCTACATCATACAATACTACCACAGCAGTAACTGTAAAACACAGACAGTATTAACTACAAGATATTCAACATTTAACATTTAACATTTAACACAATGAGTTCAATGCCTTGGTTTAAGATCATATCACATGATTACATGGATATGCATCCATCTGTCTCTTATAGACAGTTTAAGAATGAAGAAGATGCTAATGCTTTTGTAAAGCATATGCAGGAGAATTACCATAGTGGTACTACTAACTATGGTGGACCTGCTACTCAAGAGGAGATAATTAAGTATTGTGAGAAATACAATATCCCTCTTGAAGGAAAGCTTAGAGAAGATGTTATGAATCCATTAAACTATCTTAAATAATATGAAGAAAACACAGAAATGCAGCACTGAGGTAAGTGCTAATGTATGGGATTACAGAGATCAGATCTCTAATCCTACAGAACAGATTATCAATGCAACATTTAACATTGGTAATATAGTAGGTATTCTCCAGTATCTTATTAATACTGGAGCTCTTGATGGTAATGCAAAAGTCTATCATGCTTTTGATACTTACACTATCCAGGAGATGGTTACATCTCTTAAGGAGTCAGCAGGTAAGATTGCTAATGGTACATCTAAGTTGAGAGGGTTATTGTCTTATATAGATAGTGTAGACCCTAATAGAGATGCTAAGCTTGCAGATATTGAGAAGACTATCAATAGTTTAATGAATAAATAATATGAGAACAATTAATCTTGCAGATGTGTCTCCTAAGAGGAGATACACTGCTGATCCTAAGTATCCAGAGTGCTCTAATGCTATCATTGATAGGCTAATAGAGCTTATTGAGAATGGAGAGACATTTACAGATACTGTGTATTGTCTAGTCAAGTATGGATGTAACTGTTGTGTATCTACTTGGAATACAGATACATTCTACCTTGATATGGATTTCAAAGAAGCAGGTAATCCAGTGTATATAGATGACCCTGATTTGAGAATGCAAATATTCCGTTGGAATAACATATACTATTATTTAACTTACTAAAAACAAAACACATGAGACAAAGTAAATTTATTGCTGTTCATCCAGCACTTAACTGCTATAAAACTGTAGCAGTTGACAAGGGTATCATACAGTATTATTCTGTATGTGTGGGTAATAAGGTAAATTTGGATATAGTTTCAAATTACTATGATTGCTCTAGGGATGGTTCAGCTCATCTTACTGATGATAACTACACTAACCTTTCTGTTTACAGAATTGTTGACATCAGAAGAAAGTTTCAGAAGACACCTTATAAGCAGTGTTATCCTAAGGTATATACTCAGGATTTCAAATTCATCATCTTCAGGGTATTTACATCTTGGAATGATGTAGCTTGGAAGGGTGGACTAAAGGAGACATTCAAACATAACTCTACTTGGGTTAGAGAGTGTGTATTAGATCTAAAATTACAGACAGAATACTATAAGTAATAATTTAAAAACAAGAAAACATGAACAGGATTTACGAATCATTGGCACTTAAAATTGCCTGCAACTTTGATGCTGACAAGCAAGTTGAGAACCTCATTTATAATGAGGGATGTACTCCAGAAGAAGCCCTTAAGAAGGTGGGTATTCATCTAACAGAAGAAGAGTGTGATGCACTTATAGAGGATGAACTTGCAAACATGGACTAATATGGAAATTACAGTTGAAATGGCTCTGTATTTTGCAGAGCCTTGGGGACTTACTTGGGAAGTAGAGTCCTTCATTCAGATGGGTTATACACCTAGAGAAGCTCTTGAAGAATGGGATTGTTTACCATCTAAAGAGGAATTACTTGACTATATATATGGTAATATTAACAACATAATACTTTAATACAATGAAAGACATTTTAGTTTACTGTGCTGTAGCTCTAGGAGCTGCAGCATTCACATGGGCAGTAATGCTTGAGAATCACTGCAAGCAGATGAGACAGGTTGAGATTTACATTCAGAAGACTGATAAACTTCTTGAAGAGGTTGAATTCATGAGTCGTGATACTGAATTATCTTGGGGAGAAACTGTATGCAAGAGTAATACTTGGGATGAGTTTCTTAATGCAAGATTTGATATTGGTATTGGTGATCTAACATTTGATTATGATAATTACATAGATCTTTCTATGTATTGTAAATAACATTTAAATAAAAACATTATGAAAAGTTTACTTTCTTTCACAGCAGGATTTGTTGTAGCAACAATCCTTGTAGCTGTTAGCTTCTCATTTAGAACTGAGAAGTATGATGAGTACATTAAAACATCTGAAGAGCTTCTTTGGGAGCTTGAAGAGATGTGTGATTATCATGGATTAGACTGGGGAGATACAGTCTGTGAAGGTGATAATTGGAGTAATTACTGTGATGCTCGTGAAGAGCTTGGTCTTAATTACCTTGAGCACTATTCTAAAGTAAAATAATTAACCAAGGGGGAGTAATCCCCCACTTACAACAATCATTTATAAACACTTTAAATCAAAACAATTATGAAAAAGATTTTTGCAATCGTGGTTGTAGCAGTGGCTACTATGGTATCAGGTATTAACTCAAATGCTCAGGAGGTGAAGAAAGAATCTCCTTGGGTGGAGATTCAGCAGGTGGATATACCGTTTGAAGCGGTTATCCATGAGGATGTTACCAAAAATGGTAATCCTAAGTTCTGGTTTGAGTTTAGTAACATTGGTAATGTTACTGTCTCACCAGGTAATGCAGAGAAATTCAAGAAACAAGAGACTATTCTGGTTCTTGTAAAATGGAAAAATAAAGAAACAGGTAAGTTCAAATATACCACTAGACAGAAGAATGGTAGAACAGCTAAAGCTACACCTGATGTAGATCTTAATACATTGTTTTAATTACTAATCATTTCAAATTACATTTATCATTATCAATTAACATTTAACATTTAACACATTACAATTATGGGAATTCTTTCAAAGATTGGTCTTAAGAAGTATCAGGATACTTGGACCGAAGTAAGCAGATCAAAGTTTGAGTCTGATGACATTGATTCAATTGAAGCTATGGAAGTAGTTGCTTCACAGTGGGGTATCTCTGTAAAGATCACTTGGATTGATGGAGAAGTATCATTTGTCCCTTGTTCAAAGGAGGTGAGTGATGTCTGCATTGGTGACATTGTTGATCCTGCTAAATGCTTCCTTGTTACCTTGAGAAGGGGTGACAAGACTTGTGAGAAGATTCTATTCTAATCTCACATCTTACATATTCTAATAGTGACTGGGGACCTTCGGGTCCCCTTTATTTTTTTGTAGTATCTAGTACCTATATGTGGTATGTGGTATGTTGTACCTTTAATTGGTATCTGGTATGTTGTGTTGAATATTTTTTTAGTATGTAGTACCTATAATGTATTTGTGGTACATTGTTAGTTTAGTATGTAGTACCATTAGTGTAAATTTGGTATGTGGTATGTAGTGTAATCTCCTTTATTTATTTTCCTATCTATAAGAGCAGAATTGGGTATGTGGTTTGTTGTTGTTGTCTTTGGTTTGTGGGGAATTACGAATCCCGCTTGCTTGATGAACACTTTTATGTGGTCATTTTAGCATTTTTTATTTATCATTTAACATTTAATTTTTTGTATTATGGGACTTTTATCTAAGCTCAGAGTCTATCCTGGTAAGTGGAATGAGACAAATCGTGAATCGTTTGATGAATCAGACATTCAGAGTGTTGTGTCTAATGAGGTTGTGCCATCGGAGTATGGCAACTCTGTAAAGTTGGTTAAGAAGGATGGTCAGGTATCTTTCCTTCCAATTTCTAATACTTCGAGAGAAGTTGCAATTGGAGAGTCTGTAGACTTGACTAAGTGTTTTCTTCTTACACTTAGTAGGACAGGTGATGATGATATCTATCGTATCGAGGTGAAGTAAGATAGATGTTGGTGTAATGATTGGCATTTTTAATGATGGGTGTGGGGTCTTGTACCCCACACTTATTTTTTAGTAGTGTTGTACCATTAGTGTATTTTTGGCACATAGTAAAAGATATAACGCTTTTGTACAACATACACCATACATCATACATCATATTTTTTTAATTATGTAGTACTTTTAATGTAATTATAGTATATATTTTAATTAATAATATGTATTATATACAACAAAAAAGGGTACAATTTTACATTTTAAGTACTATATAATTAAGAAAAAATGTTGGATATTTGGTTAATTAATTTAATAAAATAAGTTAATTATACCTCTATATATTATGTTTTTCAAAATAACGGTTGTCCTATACTAGTTAATAAAAGGGATATTGGTGTACAAAGTATCTCTTCTGGACAAAACGAAACACTTATAACTACTATCGTTATAATCTAATCGTTGAGTAGACTGAGTAAGCCTTCTCGGGTGGGTATAAAGGCAATAACCTCCTTATAAATTATATATCTATATTGCCCAGTAGCAGATAGCTGTATAGGTAAGGAGGTTTGTGGAATACTCGTTTCTTTTCTCATATATTCCTGTTGTGAAATAGGGTTAATGAAGAGGTTAAGTCACATTTCCTTAACCAAAAATGTGACACAAGGCCTAATGATGGAATGGTATACATGGAGGACTTAAAATCCTCTGGGCAGAAATGCCCGTGTGAGTTCGAATCTCACTTAGGCTACAACATTTTTTGTGTTTTCTTGTTTTTTGTTGTGGTTAAATTAAATGTTAAAAGTCTCCATTGTGAAATGCAGACCTAATAAAGTTGATACGGTGGTGAATGTTACTTAAAAACTAATACTATGTGGGGATCCAACAAAAAGTAAAAGCCGTGTGTAGGGAAATGTAAAATGAGATAGGTTTACAAAGTACTGACGGATGTAGTAGTATTAGGGAGAGTTATTGTGCAATGAATTGGGTATGTTATACTTCATATCAGACTCTCCTAAGTAACATTTTAATAAGATTACTGTTTGGCATTTTATATATATTGGTCCTATAACTCAGTTGGTCAGAGTAGCAGACTCATAATCTGAAGGTCGGGGGTTCAAAGCCCTCTAGGACCACAAATCCTGTTGAGAAACACGATTTAGAGAAAAACTTTCATGCAATGTTCAGTAGGTGTAGTATTTAAACTACACCTACATTTTGCTCCCTTAGTGAAGAGGTTAACACGCCACCCTTTCAAGGTGGAGACGCTCAGTTCAATTCTGGCAGGGAGTACTAATTAGTAATAACCATATCCCAGATGGTGGGTAAAACCAGCATTAGAGTTATAGGTCTCTTTAATAGCTATTAACGCCATATAACACTTGCTAAGTGACTATAACCAAGGCATGCTTAAGAAAGTCACTTAAGAGGCTTTAGTCTCAAGTTGAGATTGGACGAGATGAGGTAGGTTATTACTAAAAATATAAGTTCTGATAGTAATTTAAAGGGTTACTTCGCATTGATTAGCTCATTTGGTTAGAGCGTAAGTTTTTGGGTACTTAAGGTAGTTGGTTCGATTCCAGCATTAATGAATTTTTTATCCCTTTAATCCATTCTTCAGAACTTTTTATTTGAAATATAAAGAGTAGTCATAGATAGGTTACTTCGTAGCTCAGTTGGTAGAGCAAATGCCTGCAACGCATTGTGTAGTCAGTTCGATTCTGACCGATATTTTTAATTATCCTATCTACTTTTCTCTCTTTTTAAATATATAATAGTAGTCAGTTTAGAGGTTCATCGATTTATGTTGGTTCGACTCCAACTTTTGTGACAATTTTCACGAAATAGCAGAATGGTCATGCGAAAGACTTGTAATCTTTATTTCTTTAATTCTCTAAACACTTTCTCTATTATTTTTTTATACTTTAATCATTTAATAGTCAAAATTATGAAAATGAAAGACAGAAATGCACAATTAAAGAGTGCACTTGGTGCTATTCCACCAAAAGAAAGAATTGTAGAAGCCAATTCTATTCCAGTAGAGGATACTGTAAATAGACAGGGTTATTCTGCATATTCTTTGGAAGATGAGTTGAGGTTACTTGCAATGCTTAACACTATTAAGTTAGAGCCTCAATATTATCGTTCAGAATCAGAAACAATGCAGGAATTGAGAGATCTTGTTGAAAGATTAGGTCTTAAAGATCCTTATTTTGTTGCTCAGGCAATTGTCTATTCAAGATGTATGAGAGATGGAATGAGGTCTATCAATCATTTAGCCGCTGCATTGTTGGCTCCATTTATTAGTGGAAAAGAATTTGCAAAAAGGTTCTATGGACCATTTAACAAAAAGGCTCAGCAAGGAGGATGTATATTTAGACCTGATGATATGTCAGAGATTAAAGATGTCTTTTCTGCATTGAATAATAGTGTTCTTACTAATTCAATGAAGAAAGGATTTGCGAAAGCAATTGAATCTTTGGATACTTATCAATTGTCTAAATATAAGAAATCCATCATTGACATCTCTAATTTAGTTCATCCTAAATCATCTAATTCAAGTGCTACTATCACTATTAATGGTGAGGAAATGAAGGTACTTGATGCATTGATGAGAGGTATTACTGTATCAGCAGATACTTGGGAAGTGGCTAATTCAGAGGCAGGTCAAATAGTTGCTAAAGCAGTTAAGGAAGGTAAATTAGATAAGGAAGAAGCAGAAAAAGTTCTTACTGAGGCAAAGAATGATAACTGGGAAGCCTTACTTAAAGAGGGTAAACTTGGTATTCTTGCTGCATTAAGAAACATTAGAAACATGGTTAAATCCCCAAGAGAAGAAGTAATTAGTTCTCTTTGTAAACTATTATCTAATGGTGAACTTATCAAGAAGGGAATGATTCAGCCTTATCAAATGGATATTGCTTATGAGATCCTTACAGAAGAATTTAATGCTAATGTAAATGCCAATAGGGTAAAAGAAGCACTTCGTAAGGGTTATGAATTAGCAATACCTAATCTTAAAGAAGCCTTACCAGGAAAGACTCTTATTATGATTGATTGTTCAGGATCAATGCATATGGGATGTCGTAATGGTAAAACTGCAATGAGACATACTGCTTGTGAAAAGGCAGGACTTCTTGCTGCAACAATAGCAAAAGCAACTAATGCAGATGTTATTAGATTTGGTTCAAGAGCAGAATATTTTGACTACACTTCTCACTTATTCAGTTCAGTATTTGATTTAGGTAGAGTAATATCAAATACTAATATGGGAGGTACTAGTATTGCAGAAGCATTTAATTGTGCAACTAGAGCTGGTAAAAAGTATGATAGAATTATACTTCTTTCAGACAATGAGGCTAACTATGGTTGTTCAAGAAATGCATATCAAAACTATATTAGAAAGGTATGTTCTCCATACATTTATGCTATAGATTTGGCTGCATATGGTACAACTCCTGTAAAGAATTCTGACAAAGTTCAGTATTACTTTGGATATGGATATAAACTATTTGATGATATTGCATCAAATGAATTCAATCCAAATGCACATATTGACAAAGTTAGAAAAGTAGTCATATAAAAACAAAAGTTAAAGTCAGCAATCAGTTACATCGAAAAAAAAATCCTTTACTTTTATAATAATAATTAGATCATGCAACGCTATAGTTCCACTATAGCAACTTTTATACTGATTGCTTAATTCTTAACTACAATAGGTATCCCTAATATGGGATACCTATTTTTTTAAACCATATATAAGTGTTATGAAAATAAAGAAAGTGAAAATACCAATTTTCAATCATAAATTGAATGTGTTTGAAGTAACTAATAAAAGAGATACAGATAAGTTAATAAAAGAACTTAAATCACTAAAAATTATCAATGAGGATGATGAACAAGAAATCCGTGAGAATATTGAAAATGAATGTGATGGAGCATGTACTTTTTATAGAAAGGTTGACTGTACTCTTGTAGTAGTAATATATATACAGAGTAATCAAGATAGGAGAAGAGAGGTTCTTGCTCATGAAAAAAGACATGTGGAAGATCATATCTTAAAGCATCTTGGAATAGGTGATATGGAAAGTGCTGCTTATTTAGCAGGATATTTAGCAAAAGAAGTATTTTATTGATATGGAACATTTGTATTTAGCAAGAGATTCACGAGGTGCTTTAACATTGTTTACTCAAGAACCTCGTAAAAAGGAGTATGTATATAATCAAGGAACATCTTACGAAATAAGGATTTCAGGATGGACTTCAGATGACTATGAGAAATGTGGTATAGGTGCTATGGCTATTTATTCTAAATTATATCCAGAAGTAACTTATGAAAATTCTCCTAGAAAAGTAAAACTTCATTACCAATAAACTTTTATAGTATGAAAGAAAAGACATACAAAATTAAATGCTCATGTGGTTATAAATTTAAAGTAACTAAAGAGGATGCAGAAGGTGTTGAATGGGATTTTACAGGTCCTGATTACCATAAATTTAAATGTGAAAAATGTGGAAGAGTACACTTTGTAAATTCAATGCATCTATAATATAAAACATAACTTTAACTAAATATGAAACAGTTTATAAAAGAAAATTGGGGGTTTCTATTTATAGGAATTCTCAACTTGGTGTTTGCTTTTATAGCAACATCAAAATTGTTAGTAATACTTAATAGTTGTATTGGTAGTAGTATAATAACATCATTTGTAATTTTCTGTATGTTACATTACTTTGATGACACACATAAAAATAACCTTAACTATTAAATAATTATGATTTGGATAATTCTTTATATTATATGCACGGCTATATGTTGTGGTATATTACTTTATACTGAAAATATAGAGTTTGAAGATAATGATTCAATATTAGTAGTAATGGTAGCTATAGTCTGGCCTATATCTTTAGCAGCTTGTACACTATATGGATTAGGACATTGTATTAAACTTTTACTAATTAGAATATTGGAAACTAAGAAGGAGAAGTAATATGAAAAAGACCTTTGTAATACAAGTTGAGTATCCCGATTGTGATATAGTCCCTTCTGAGGAAATAATGGAGGTAGCACAAGAATGTATTGAACACTCTATGGAGAGCTACTTTGGAGAAAACATTATGGATGGGGACTACGATAGAATCAAGGTTAAGGAAGTGACCGATGGATTTACTCTAGTCAAGAGGATGAGAAACGCACAAAGTAGAACGGAAATGCTCACGGGAGAAGAAAGTATGGACTTTGTTGATATGCTTTTTGTTGAACAAAGAGAAGCCGAGACTGAGGTTGATGAATACTTAAAGAATATAGAAGTATGAGGATATTTAACAAAAGAAAAATAGTAACTCATATTAAATCAGGTAAAAAGTATACTGTATTTAGTAGGTGTATGCTTAAAGTAAATGATAGTTGGGAACAAGGTATTATCTATAAAGGTATAGATAAAAATACTGGTCAACCAACATTATTTGTTAGAACTATTGATGATTTTGATAAAAACTTTGAATTATGGAAGAATTTAAGAAATACTTCAAATTCCCATTAAAGATGCAGGAACATTTTACAGGGAAAGTCTTCACTCAAGAAAATAATATGGCTTTTGATTGGCTGTTTCCTTGGGGTGAAAAATATGATGATGTGAAACAAAGCCATCTTGATAAAATAAACGGTCTTGAATCCAATGTACCTAAAAAAGATATAACTTATATTCATAAAGATGGTATAATTATAGCTAAATTTGAAAATGGAGAAGAATGTAAAATTGCTATGATTAGAGGTTGGGGTATGCTTACTGGTGTAGGTGGATATAACTTACCTACAGATAAGGCAGCAGAGATTCAAGATGCATTTGCAGAGTATTGTGTAGAAATGTTAAATAAGAAATAGTATGGATTTACATGAATTAATTGAATACAGTAATGAATTACATATTGATTATGTAGATATTTGTGAAGCTGCAAAAAAGGAATACGATGAGTATAGTGGAACTGAAGTAAATTACGATGAGAACTCATACCTCGTAGGATTTATGGATGGTATCTTGTGGCTAAAAGATAATATAGACAAATATTAATGGAATTGCTCACTGGTGTAATGGCAGCACAAGAGATTTTGGTTCTTTTAGTTGAGGTTCGAATCCTCAGTGAGTAACTAATAACACTTTTAAACCAAAAAGTATGGAAATATCAAATAAAATTTCATTGACCATGGTACTTCCAGGAAGTACTATGAAGAGTGTTGGTTATAGAAAAGTGAAGCTTACTTTGCAAGATGTGCATTCAAAGAAGCTACCTGAAAATATTGGTAACAGAATCATTAGAATGATTAAGTTACCTGTATATGAAATGGTAGAGGCTAAGAAGCATATTAATCTTTGCAAAGAGGCTTATCTTTATATGACCTCCGCTGTAAAGCCAGAGAAGTATTTTAAGAAAGACTGGCCTAGACTAAGTAAAGAACAAAGGCTAGATTGGCATCTAGCTGAATTAGCAAAGCATCATGGAGCTATAGACTTCTCATATGTAGTTCTTGATGATGATGAGTGTAATGATTGGAGAATTCCCTATTAGTCTATTTATCGCTCTTCTACTATTTTGCATCATAATTTACTCAAGTAACGATAATAACAACAATCTCACTTTAACATAATGAAAAATTCTAAAGAAATTCTACAATCTAAAGCAATAGATGCTCTTGTAGTAGATAAAAGGTTAATACTTCAGTGGGCAACTGGAGTTGGTAAAGGTTATACTTCAGTAAAAGCTGTAAGTAAAATTAAACCAGAAAGAACATTAATCGTTGTAGCAGAATCAGCCCATAAGGATAATTGGAAGAATGAGTTTATTAAAGCAGAAGCATCACACTTACTTACTAATGTAGTAATTGAATGCTATGCTTCACTCAAGAATTACAAAGATACTTATTGGGATATGATTATCTTTGATGAAGCACATCATCTTGGATCAGATATTAGGCTAGATATTCTTAGAACTCTTAAAGCTGAAAGAGTATTAGCACTCTCTGCTACTTTTGATGATTGGGACATTCTTAATGTATTAGAAACTACCTTTGGAAAGTTTAAGTTTTCAATAGTAAGTATTCAGGATGCTATTGCTAACAATTTGCTTCCTCAACCTAAGATATTCCTTAAACCACTGTTCTTAGATTATACTGTAAAGAATCAGGTAATTATAGAAGAGTGGGGAAAGAAGGATAAACGAGTTGTTATGGAATGTGATTGGGATAATAGATGGTCTATTATGAAATTTAAGAAGACTAAATATCCTAATGTTACATTGAGAATCAGATGTTCTGCTTATCATAAGTATAAGTATTTATGTGAGCAGATAGATTATTGGCAGAAAAGGTTCTTTGCAACTAGAAATCCAGCATTTAAAAACAAATGGTTACAGTATGGCTCTATTAGAAAAGCATTCTTAGGAGAACTCAAAACTATAGAGGCTAAAAGACTCCTTGACTCTCTTGAAGGTAAGAAGTATATATGCTTCTGTACTAATATAGAGCAGGCAGAACTTTTGGGAGGAAGTAATGCAATACATTCAAAGAAGGCTAACAATAAAGAGATTATTGATAACTTCAATGAAGGTAAAACTGATAAGCTATTTGCTGTTGGAATGCTGCAAGAAGGTCAGAATCTCAATGGTATTGAAGTAGGTGTAATTATTCAGCTTGATGGAAATGAGAGATCATTTATACAAAAATTTGGGCGTTCAATGAGAGCTGAAGACCCTATTCAATATATATTCTACTACAAGTATACTAGAGACGAAGAGTATTTAGAGAAAGTATTAGAGGGAATTGATAAAGAGTATATAAAAGAAATATGAGATTTACAATAGATAGTGAGGCTTGTGATAAGCATAACCTATCTTTGTCAGAAGTTTTAGGCATACTCCTTATTAAATTTTCAGAAACTGGTAATAGTCAAGATACTATTGATAAGTTAGTATCAGAAGAAAAGTTGATTACTTTGGGTAACCCTAGTGATCCTTATTCTGTTTATCAAGTTACTCAGAGATGGGATGATGAGGTGAGTGCAGTATTACTTGATGCTGAAAAATCATTACCTAAAGCAGACAGAATTGAGAATCTTGTAAAGCAGATGAGGGAATTATTCCCTACTGGAATGAAGGTTGGAAGTTCTGCTTGGAGAGGTAATATAAGAGAGCTTAAACTTAGAATGCAGAAGTTCTTCAGGTTGTATGGAGACTATACAGATGAGCAGATATTAAGTGCCACTAAGAAGTATGTAGATTCCTTTAATGGTAATTATACATATATGAGAATTCTTAAGTACTTTATATTTAAGTCTGAAACAAAGAGCCGTCTTGATGATGATGGTAATGTAGTCAGACAACTTGAAGATGTTTCTGAGCTAGCAAACTTCCTAGATAATCCTGAAAGGGAATTGTCTAGTAGAACTAGATTGATTTAGTATGGAATTTGATAACATTATTAAAGATGCTGAATCTAGAAGAGATGTCATAATAGGTGGTGGATATAATTGTATTCCACTACCTTACAGCAGATTTAGACAGTTATTTCCTGGAACTGAACAAGGTAAATATATTATTGTAACGGCTAATCAAAAAATTGGTAAGACTAAGTTAACAAATAATTTATATGTTTATGAGCCTATATTCTTTATGGTAGATAATCCTAACATAAAAATTAAGATTTACTATTTTACTTTAGAGATGGCTCCTAAAATAGAATATTATGATTTCTTATCTTATTTGTTATATAGATTAGATGGTATAGTAATTAATACTGCTGATTTAAGAAGTACTAACAATGAAAAACCTGTGAACCTAGACTATTTGGAACTTCTTAAAACAGAAAGGTATCAAGTTTACATAAGAAAGTTTGAAGAGTGTGTTACTTTCATTAGTGATATCTCAAATCCTACAGGTATCTATAAATATCTTAGAGATATTGGGGAGAAGAGAGGTCATTATAATTGGCAAGAATTCACTAAAACAGATGGAACTAAAGCAAATAGACATGACCCATTAAATCCATATACTCCTGATGATCCAGAAGAATATGTGATTGGTATTGTAGATAATGCTACGAATCTATCTTTAGAAAGTAACTATAAGAAGAATGAGAACATTGAAAAGATGTCTAAGTACTTAAGAGAGTTAAGAGATACTTTTAACTTTACTTTAGTATTAGTACAGCATCAAGCTCAATCTCAAGAGGGTATAGAGAATCTTAAAATGAATAGACTAGAGCCTACGGCTGATGGCCTAGGAGATTGTAAGTTAACAAGTAGAGATATAAATCAGATGATTGGACTATTTCATCCTTATAAATTTGATAGGGATAAATATGAAGGCTATGATTTAACTAAATTTGGTAACTACATAAGATTTCTTACTATTATTGAAGATAGAGACTATGGTGCAGCAGGAAATGTTTGTCCTTTATTCTTTAATGGTGCTTCATCTTTCTTTTGTGAACTACCTTTACCAGAAGACTATCAAGGTTTATCTGCTGTTTATAGACATATCGAAGATTTAGAAAGAATTAAATATTCCTAAACAAAACAATGGCAAAGATTTTAGTATTAGCTAAGAGTGGATTTGGAAAGTCTACTTCAATTGGAGAGATTCCTGAATTAGGAATCAAGGGTTTGGACCCTTCTACTACTTATCTTATTAGTGCAGTTAATAAGCCTCTTCCATTTAGAGGTGCTAATAAGAAGTTTGTAATGACTACTTATGAAAACCCAACAGCGGGAAATAGGGTTGTTACAAATGATGCTGAACAGGTTGCTAACCTTATTACTATGGTTGGTCATCCTGATAGTCCTTTTGAAACAATAGTTCTTGATGATATGAACTATATTTCACAGGATTACTATATGAAGAATGCTCTTAAAGGTGGTTGGGATACCCCTAAGAAGATTGGTTATGGCATGGGTCTTATCTTTGATGCTATCAATTCAGTACCAGAGAATAAGACTATTATATGCTTAGCACACTTTGAAGAGTATAAGGATAAGAATGGAGACTCTATATCTTATAGGTATAAGAGTACAGGTAACATGGTAGATCAGTATATTACACCAGAAGGAAAGTTTGAAATTGTCCTTTATGGTAAGGCTACCTATGACAACAAAGAGAAGAAATCTATTAGAGAATTTGTAACAAATGATGATGGAGTGTATCCAGCAAAGTCTCCAGTAGGAATGCTTGACCTTTATGTTCCTAATGATTTGGGATATATTGTAGATGCTGTAAAGGCATATTATGAATAATTAACTTTTTAACAAACAAAACAAATGATTAAATTATCAACTAGAAAGTGGGCAACTATTAAGAAGACAGCCCAGATCGTACAGCCAAGTGTGGCTAAGAGAGCAAAGCTCATTGAGCAGATTATGATTCTTCAGGAAGAACTTGCTGAAGTAGATGCAAGTATTGCTGAGTGGGATGGTGCAGTTCGTAGAATGACTGGCTATTCAAGTACAGACCTTGTTGTAAGGGTAATTGAGCCTACAGGAAAGGTAGATGCAAAGGGTGTACCTACTAAGGTAACTAAGTGGCTTCCTTCACCTCTTGTAACATTCAATGAGGAGGAGAATACTTATGAGATTCCTGAGTATCAGCCTTGTGCAGCATGCATTGAGGAGTGTCCAGCATGTCCTGCAGAGGCATTTAACACACCATATGTTGAACCAGAAACAACAGAGGAGGAGTAATTATGGCATTTGGAAAAGGTAATCAGTCTACAGAGGCTGGTGTAAGAAAATTATATACAGGTATTGGCTCATTCTATGTAAAGGGTATTAACCTTAATAAGAAGGAGCTTGGTGAAGTATTTGGTTCTGAGAGAGATGAGGAGCCTTCATATCTTGGTGAGAGAGATGTGAATGGTGTAAAGTATCCTCAGGTAAGAATTGATGTAGTTATTACTACAGAACCAAAGGATTGTGGTGGTATTGAGAAGACATTTATTATGCCTTTCTTTATCACTAAGAGAAATGTAGTAGGTACTAATTCTGGTAAGATTCAGGTAATTGATATCTATGGTAGAACTCAGTGGGTTACTCAGCAGCAGTTGGCTAACCATGAGATTCCTACATCAGAGAAGACAGGTCTTCCACTTAATATTGATGCAGACTATCGTCCACTTTATGATGGTGAGGAGGCACTTACACTTTTCTTGAAGAACTATCTTAATATCCCTTCAGTAGAGAAGTGGAAGGATCGTCAGGTAGTTGGTCTTATTGATAATCCTTCAGATGCTGAGGCAAGACTTCAGTGCATTGAGGATTATTTTAAGGGAGACTTCTCTGAGCTTAAGGAGATTGCTACATATCAGCCTAACAATAAGTTTAAGGTTATGCTTGGTGTGAGAACTACTGATGATAATAAGCAGTATCAGGCATTCTTCACAGAGATGACTCTTAAGAATAGCATCTCAGATTATTCTAAGCTTTCTGCTAGACTTGCAGATAGAAAGAATGCTGGTGCTTATGGTACTACTGATTTTGAAGTAGCAGAACTTCATGAGTATGAGAATACTCCAAGTGAGATTCCTGCAGCTTCAGCTCATACAACAGGTACAGCAGCTCCAAATCCTTGGTTTAAGAAGTAATTATGGCTTTTAGTTCTGGTTTCAGCGATTGTAGTCTTGATGACTTGTTAAAGAAAGTACCAGAAGAAAAGATTCTCAATTATTATTTTGGTATAACACAAATACCTTGTGTAATCAATGCCCCATACAGACAAGACTCAAAGCCTTCAGTGGGAATATATCTTAATAGAAATAATAAGATACAATTCACCGATTTTGGGACTAAAGAGTCTGGAGGAATATTTGATTTACTAATGAAAACTTGGGGATGTAATTTTCAAAAGTGCATTGATACTATTGTCAAAGACTTTGACAATCTAATGCATAATGGTGCTGAAATCAGAAAGTGTCAAATAGACACAAGCAAAGTTGTATATCATAAGTCTTCCACCTCTATTCAAGTAAAGTTTAGAGAGTGGAAAGACTATGATATAGAATTTTGGGAAACTTATGGAATATCCTTACCTTGGTTAGAGTTTGGTGATATCCATCCTATATCTAGAATATTCTATACTAAAGATGGAATCACTAAAGATTGTCCTGCTGATAAGTATGCTTATGTATATATTGAAAGGAAAGATGGAGTTCCTACTTTTAAAATATACCAACCATTTAGTGAAACTACTAAGTGGATTAGTAAGCATAATTCTTCAGTATGGGATTTATGGACACAACTACCTGAAAGAGGGAATAAACTAATAATAACATCATCTAGAAAAGATGCTTTATGTGTCTGGGAAAACACTGGTATACCAGCAATAAGTCTACAAGGTGAGGGATATTTCCCTAAGGAACAAGTCATAAGAGAATTAAAAAATAGGTTTGAACAAATCTATGTATTATATGACAATGACTACCAATCAGAAGTAAATAATGGAAGAGAATTTGGTAAGATTATATCAGAAAGGTTTTATTTGACTCAGATAGAGATACCTTCTGAATATGAAGCCAAAGACCCTTCAGATTTATGTAAGAAGTATGGTAGACAAAAAGTAAATGAAGTAATTTTAAAACTGGTGGAAGATTCTTTTTGGGATCTTCCTTTTTAATAACTAATAAAAAATAAACAATTATGAAAGAGACATTTAGAGTTAGTGTTGTAAACACTAGAACACAGTCAAGAACAGACCTTGAATCAAATGCAGTAACACTTGCAGACCTTAAGGCAGAGCTTAACGAGAAGGGCATTGACTATTCAGGAATGACATTTATGGAGGGTTCAACTAAGGTTGAGCTTAAGGACGATTCTTCTATCCTTCCAACTAATGTTCCTGTAAAGAGAAATGGTGTAGCAACAGGTGAGACTACTAATAACTTGGTATTCTTCCTTACTACTCCTAACAAGAACATTAAGTCAGGTGCTATGAGTAGAGCAGAGGCTTATGCTGAGATTAAGAGACTTGGTCTTCAGTCAACATGTGTTGCTAAGTTTGGAAGAAACTTTACTCAGTGTTCAACTGATAACCTCATTCAGCTTATAGCAGATAATACTCCTACTAAGAAGGTCACTAAGAAGACTACTAAGGTAGAGGTTGAGGTAGTTGAGACACCTGCAACATCATGTAACTGTCAGGGTATTGTAGATGCAACTCTTGCATATGCAAAGGAACTTACTGAGGCAGGATTCCTTACAGAAGAGCATTATAATGGATTTGTAGCTATTGCTAATGGTGAGGAGGCTCCTAAGGTTACCCACAGTGGTTATACCAGCAGTGACATTGATGAGATGTATGGTGATTGGATGAAATAATAATTAGGGAGTTAGAAATAACTCCCTTATTTTTTTAGTATTATGAGCATTGGAAATATACAAGAGGCGTATAATACATACTTCTCTTCTGCATTCTCAGTGTTGGAAATCTTCAATAATCATTTTGGAGAAGAGAATGTTGACATTAATATTCCTAAATTTGAAGATCTCAGGAATCGTGGCATTTTAAATGTCCCATCAATGTTAAGTCATCTTTCATCATATCATAATAGTGTAGATATAATAGTGAAGTTTCCTGAGGTGACTATTACTAACGAAAAGGGTAATAGTGTATTTGTCAAAAATATATTTGCAAAACAAACACTATTAATTCGTTATGATGTTCAGAGAGAGGATAGTACTTGTGTACTTAGTAATGCATTTACTTTAAGTAGATCTCATTTCTATAAGTCGCATATACTTGCAGATTACATGCACTCACATTGTAATGGTCTTCCTTTACTTTCTACAAACTCTCCTTGGCTTTCTTGTTGTTTAGGTTCTGGACCTATTAGACAGACTATATCAACCTTATGTACTGAGTATGATTTAAATGTATGGCAGTTATATTGTTTTGAATTAGAGTCATATGTTCAAACAGAATCTTTAGCAGGAGGTCCTTGGAGAAGAATGTCTAATATAACATCATTACCTTATAGGGAAAATCCAAGAATAAATAAGTATTTTACTGTATTTAGTTGGCCTGTTCAAACATCCTTTAGATCATTGTTTCATGATTTCATTGAATACTTTATAAGGCATAATGATATACCATTCTGCTATGATAATAAGAGTTATATGATAGCAATGCCGTATCTAGACTTTGCTTTATTTGTTTCAAACAAGTTTATAGAATGGCTTAATCTTGGAAGTAACCCTTATAGATATGAAGACATGCTTAATGAACTTAGAGCAAAAAGTATCTTAAGTAATTATCTTATAAGGGATAATAAAATAGAAGAACCTACTTCAGGTAGAAGGTCTACTTCAGATGCAAACTCTATAATAGGCAGAACATTATTCACATTTAAAGGAAATCCTGTAAGTGTAGAAGTAGAAGAAGATTCAAATAGTATATGTACTACAACAACATTACTAAGCAATGAGATACTTGGATACATTGCAACATTATTAACAAAATCAATTAATTATTATTATGGAAACAAATTTTACGAAAACTCCAGCTCCGAAAACTCCATTAATAGGAAGTACAGATTCATATAATCTTGTAATTCCAGATAGTGTAGAATTTAGAATTAGACAGTGGTGTATGCTTAACCCATCCACTGAATGGAGTGGTACACTTTTCTATACTGTTGAGGGCTCTTTTGAGAATAAAGATATAGAATTTACAGTAAGAGATTTCTTTGTTATGGATATTGGTACTGCGGGATTTACTAACTATAAGGAAACTCCTGAGATATGCTCATACATGATGGAAAACGATCTTCTTGATTGCAAGACAGGATTGATTCACTCTCATAATAATATGAAAGCTTTCTTTAGTGGTACAGATGCCAACACTCTTGCAGAAGAGGGTGAGCAGACTATTCATTTCCTTTCATTAGTAGTTAATAATGAAGGAACCTATGTTGCTAGGGTAACTAGGAGAATTATTGAGGAAATTGAAGGTATTAGACGCATTAAGTATACTACATACGATGGAGAAGAGGTATCTGCAATTGAAAATGTAAAGACAGGTACTAAAGAATACATTCAGTATATAGATCTTAATATAAAGGTTAATAATCCTTATGCTGAGATTAAGAAGTCTATATCTGAAAGGTTTAGTGAGCTTATATCAGCTAAAAGGAATACCTTTAGTGGTCCTAAGTATATGGACTATGAGGATAGATTCTTTACGACAAGAAAGCCTGAAGTCCCTACTACAGTTAAAACTCCTAAAGTGGAAGAGAAACCAAAAGAACCTACTTTATTTTCAAATAAAGACTTTGATACAGAAGAAACTGAAAATTATATTAAGGAAATAGCTGTTCAGTTGTTATATGGCAATATCCTTCTTACATATGATAATTTTAGTAAATTCACTAAAGTAGATGCGTGGATTACTACTAATATGGAGAAGGCTTTTGATAGAAGGTTTGGTAAAGATGAGGGAGGATTTTCTGTATTCCAGGATTGGCTTTATCAGGTTTGTGATACCATAATATTCTCTGCTGCAGATAGTTATGTATATGATGGTAAGGCTATAGAGGTTGATACCGCTGCTTTTGAAATAGCTCTTAAAGTAGCAGTGTATCTTCAGGAGTTAGTATTAAAAGCCTTTAAGGAGGATACTATAGCAGATTGTAATGTAAATAAGTATATTGCATATATATTTGAATGTTTAGAATCTTATAACAAGTAATTATGAATACAACTAGTGTAACACCAGAATCATATACAGATATTCAAACTAATGTTTCTAATAATGTAGTCAATTCTGAATGGGCTAATGTGGTTGGCTCTGTAATAAACAGAATGAGATCTGAAAATGGAGAAATGCATCCTAGTGAAATGGATAATGCAGTAGATGTAGAAGGTAATGAACCTCCTATTCCTACTAACTCTACAACTGAAATCATTCAGACTACTTCAAGATTTAGTAGTGCTATTTGGTTTGAAAAGATTCAGCAACAGCATGTTATATTAGCAGGTGTTGGTGGAATTGGAAGTTATGTAGCATTCTTGCTATCAAGAATGAAGCCTAGATCTATAACAATATATGACCCAGATACTGTAGAAACTGTTAATATGGCAGGTCAGTTATATGGAGTCCATGATATTGGACGACCTAAGGTAACTGCTATGAATCTTAAAATGAGAGAATTCTCTTCTTATTATAGTACATATGCATTTGATAGAAGGTTTACTGAAAATGATGCTTCTGAGAATATTATGATATGTGGTTTTGATAATATGGAAGCTAGAAAGATTTTCTTCCGCAGTTGGCTTAACCATGTTAATGGATTACCAGAAGAGGATAGATCTAAATGCCTATTTATTGATGGAAGATTAAATGCTGAAGAATTCCAAGTTCTATGTATTACTGGAGATAATAACTATGCTATAAATAATTATAGGGATAATTGGTTATTTGATGATAGTGATGTAGAGGAAGCTGTATGTAGCTATAAGCAAACTTCTTATATGGCTAATATGATTGGTTCAGTAATGACTAACCTTTTTGTGAACTTCTGTGCTAATATGTGTGATCCTATTATGCCTAGAGATGTTCCATTCCTTACAAGGTATGATGGTACTACTATGTTCTTTAAAACTGAGTAATTATGGCAGAGTTATCACATAATGTCAAAGCTTATATGAGAGGATTGTCAGATTCTATACCTCATAATTATGGTATGAACATAAGTTATGAAAATAATCTTGATGCTAGTATTTTAAATCATAATGTATTTACAAAGTTTTTTGTAATAGATATTGTAGGTGAAAAGAATTTTACAATTCCAACAATGTTTGCAAGGTTTGTGGTAAACGACTTTATAGCAGATGGTACTAGAAGGTTTATACGAAATATATACAAAGCAAGTGGCCGTTGTATAAGCCATAGGGGACTTACAACTGTTCTAAAGTGGATGTATAATAACCATGGCAACACTGAAGGATGTGTACAGCATTGTATTAATGACAGCTACTACTATTCATTCGGTAATATTTTATTAGATAAGGATTTTAATCCGCTAGTAATACCTTGCTATGAGATAAAGATATTAGAAGATGGAATGTGGACTATTAAAAACATAGTTTATAAAATATCTAATTCTCTATTTTCAAGTAGCTCTACAGGAATTGATACTGCTAAGAAATTTATAATCAGTAAGATGATTCCTTATTTAGCTGAATTAAATACTATGCCTCACTGTCATACTAGTGCTGTACCTATTGATTATCAGTATGAGATACCAGTTAAAGTAGAGATAGAGAATCTTGATAGATTTGTTTGTAATCCTACAGAACCTTCAACTAATTTCCAGGCAGAAGCAAATGCAATCCTTGATGCACTTGTAGAAGACATTTTAAACACAAATGCATAATGTCTGAAAAAGAATTTTTTGGAGATTGGTTCCCTCTCATTAATTTAAACACTCTTAATAGAGTCCTAAATAGATTAGGGAATGAGAGGGACTTTACTCCCAAACATGAAGATGTATTTAAGGTGTTCACTAAATGTGACTATAATAATCTAAAAGTAGTATTTCTAGGAATGGATCCCTATCCTCAAAAAGGTGTTGCTACAGGTATAGCTTTTGGTAATAAAGCAGGTACTATAAGTAGTAATTATTCACCTTCTTTACGAGTAATCTATGATTCATTGATAGAGTATAGTCAAGACTTACCACATGGATTTGACTGTACTTTAGAATCGTGGTGTGCTCAAGGAGTTTTTATGTTAAATTCATCTTTAACAGTTGGTATAAACAATCCTGGAAGTCACTTTTTAATATGGAATAGTTTCATTAGTGAACTTCTTAATAACATATCTATAAATAAGCCAGATACTATATTTGTACTATTTGGCAACCAAGCGAAATCATTCATTCCATTCTTAAATAATTGTAAGTATTTTACATGTGTTCATCCATCTTATTGTGCTAGAAATAATGTACTTCTCCCAAACATTTTTTCTGAGGTAGATAACATCTTAAAAGAAAATAATTTATTTATACAATGGATTTAAAAGTTATTTAATTATGAAACAGTATTTTGATTCAAAAACAGGAAAAGAGGTTTTCCTCAACAAGCCTTATGAAATTTCAATTAAGGAAGATGGTTATGTGACTAGTTTTAAGACTAATCAATTAACAGAGCCTATGGCTGAGATGCTTGTATCTAATGGTATACTTACAGATAAGTGTCCATCTAAGATACCTACAAATTTTGATTACTATGTAGCTAAACTTGCTAAGAAACTTCATATAACACTTGAAGACTGTGGTACAATTCTTAATTGTCTTATGACTTATGCTCCTGCTACAGTATTCTCACTTCTTGCAAAGCAAGTTGCTTTGGAGCTAGATGCTAAGTATGAAGGACATATTGGAAAATCTAAGGAATTGTTTGCAATAGAACTTCCTACTGGATACATTTTTCCTATCAAGATTAATGAGAATTATCACCTGAAGAATATTGCTCTGTTTAGGTCAGTAGATGATGCATTATTTGCTATCAATGTATTGAAGCCTGTATACATGAGAATGTTTGAGTAATGGATTCTGAGAACAGAAAAGTTATTAATGCTACTCAGGTAATATATAATGGTATTAAATTTAGGAGTAAGTCTGAATTAAGGATGTACCAAACCATGCTTAATGCAGGATTTACTCCTGATTTTGAATCTCAATCATTTATACTCTGGGATGGTTGTTACTTACAAAAACCTTACTATTATGAAGGATTTCCTGTTGTAACTAAGAATGGTCATACTAAGAAATTACAAGATTGGGTATACACACCTGATTTTATTATAACATTAGGAGGTTGTACTTTTATTATAGAGGTAAAAGGAAACCCTAATGATTTATGGCCATATAAGAGAAAGCTTTTCTTAAAGCTTATAGATACAATGAAGGATACATACTTCTTTGAAGTTAAAACTATGAAAGGTTTAAAGAAAACTTTATCCACAATTAAAAGTATTTATGATGAAAAAATCGCCAGTTCAAAGAATGGAGGAACTAGTCCAGTTTCTTCCTGAGAAAGATATTAAGTTTGCTAATAAGTTCATCAAGGAGAGGAACTTTGAAGCATTTTCAGAGTTAGTTAAGTCTGATATCTATAAACTAGAAACTAAAATAGATAAGATAGAAGATGACTATTCTGAAGAGCGTTTATTGCTACAAAGGACATTGGCTCAATTAGAGAAGTTGAAATCAGAAATAGATTCATACCTTATATTATTAGGCTATTCTGAAAATGAATTATATGGAGATGACGATTATGTCTAAAATAGAAAAATCATTAAAATCAATTAGTTGGCTTGTTGAAGAAGATGAATATAGAGCAGATCCAGCCTATTCATATTCTACTATAGCAAAATTTGATAGGGAAGGATTTGATAAACTTGAAACCTTGTTTGATAAAGTAGAAAGTCCATCATTATTGTTTGGAAGTTGTGTTGACACCTTACTTACAGATGGACAAAAGGCTTTTGATGAAAGATTTATGGTAGCAAGTTTTAACTCTATACCTGATGCTATAAGGAAGATTGTAGATGAAGCATTCAATATGTTTAGTGCTGAATATACTTCTCTTATAGATATTCCAGAAAAGAAATTAGCTGCTCTTGTTGATACTTTTGAATTCCAAAGGAATTGGAAAGTAGAAACTAGAGTAAAAAAGGTTATCACAGAAGGTTCTGACTATTATAATCTTTTATATATAGCAGGAGATAAGCAGATAATTACATCTGAAATGTATCAAGATGTGGTTAATTGTGTTGATATCCTTAAGAATTCTAACTCTACTAAGTGGTATTTTCAGAAGGATAATCCTTTCTCTAGTGATATAGAGAGGCTTTATCAGCTGAAATTTAAGGGAGAGTATGAAGGAATTCCTCTTAGAATTATGGCAGACTTGATTATAGTTGACCATAAGAATAAGGTTATTATTCCTTGTGATTTGAAAACTAGTTATAAGGAAGAGTGGAATTTCTGGAAGTCCTTTATTGAATGGAGATATTACATTCAAGCAAATCTTTATGCTGAGATTATTCGTCAGAACATAGAGAAGGATGAGTACTTCAAGGACTTTAAGATTCTTGATTATAGATTCATAGTAATCTGTAATAGAACTAGAACTCCTTTGGTATGGGAGTGGCCTTATACTAAGACAGAAGTAGACTTTATTATCAATAATACTAAGTTTACTAACTGGAGAGGTATTGTTAAGCAGTTGGATTACTATCTTAAATCTAAGGCTCCTGTTCCTGAAGATATCTTGCAGAATGAGCCAAATAACTTAGCACATTTTATTTTAAAATATGGCAATTAAAGTATTAAAGAGAGATTATAGAATGGTTGATTTTGACTCTGAGAAGATATTCTTAGCTGTTAAAAAGGCTTTTAGTTCTGTAGGTCAAGAAGTCCCAACAAAAGTATTCAATAGGTTACAAAGCATGATTGCTAGTATAACTGAGAATACTACTGTTGAGATTATTCAAGATTCTGTAGAGAAGGTCCTTATGGATAGTAAATGCTTTGAAGCAGCTAAAGCTTATATTCTATATAGAGATAAGCATAAGAATATCAGAGAATATGCTCAGAAGAAGATTGACTTTATAAATAGATATGCTGAAAGTGGTAATACTGCAGATGCTACTATTGATGATAATAGCAATGTAAGTAACCATAATATAGCAGTGCTTAATGCAGAGATTCATAAGGAGGATAATGTAAGTATTAATCTTAAGATCCTTGAGAATAAACTTAGAGAGTTGTATCCAGACTTTGATGCTTCTCAGATGCATAAAGACTTTAATACAGTAATGTATCTCCACGACTCTTCAAGTCAGATTGGTATGCCTTATTGTGTTGCAGTTAGTTTATACCCATTCTTACTTAATGGTATTAAGGATTTGGGTGGATTATCAGCAGCACCTAAGAATATAGACAGTTTCTGTGGAATGTTTGTTAATCTTGTATTTGCTATTGCTGCTCAATATAAGGGTGCTGTAGCAACTCCTGGATTCTTCTTATGTATGGATTGGTTCTGTAGAAAAGAATGGGGAGATGATTATCATAGATACTTTGATAGGTGTATATCTCAATTCTCTAATAGAGATATTACTATAAAGAAGCAGATTCATCAGTATTTCCAGCAGATTACTTATTCTATAAACCAGCCTTCTGCAGCAAGGGGTGCTCAGAGTGTATTTTGGAATGTATCTATTTTTGATAGAGCATTCTATAACACTATGTATAGTGACTTTCAATTTCCTGATGGAACTACTCCTAATTGGGATTCCTTTAATTGGCTACAAAAGGAGTATCTACATTGGCTAAACCAAGAAAGGCTCAAGTGTATCCTTACATTCCCTGTAGTATCAGTAGCTCTTATTTATCAAGATGGTAAATTCTTAGATGATGAATTATATAAGTTTACTTGTAAAGAGTATTCAGAAGGAAACTCATTCTTTACTTATATAAGTGATTCAGCTGATAGTTTATCTTCTTGTTGCAGACTTTCTTCAAAGATTGAGAAGCCTCAGTTTAATTTCACTAATGGACAACTTGGTGAAATGACAGGCAGTAAGAATGTTATTACTCTTAATCTTAATAGAATAGTTCAAGATTATATAAGAACTAAGTATGATGCTAGAATGTATTTAGAGCATCCTGAAGATGAATATCCTGGTATTGCAAGATACTTAGAGGGTATTCTTGATAGAGTATATAAGTATCAAACTGCATATAATGAATGCTTGTATGAGCTATTCAATGCAGGAATGTTGCCAGTATACTCAGCAGGATTCATTGCTCTTCAGAAGCAGTATCTTACTATTGGTATCAATGGATTGAACCAGGCTGCTGAATTCCTAGGAATGGAATGTAATAAGAATGAGGAATATAAACATTTCTGTAATCTTATTTTCTCTACTATAAAAGAGCAGAATACTCTCCATAAAACAAATAGAGAGATGTTCAATACAGAGTTTACACCATGTGAGTCAGCAAGTATAAAGATGTATAATAGAGATAAGAAGGATGGATATTGGGTTCCTGATGACACTAATCTCTATGCAAGTTACATCTTTAAACCTAATGATGAAGAGATAACTATCTTTGATAAGTTATATTTGCATGGTAATGATTTCTGTGGTGATATGCTTGATGGTGGTTCTGCAGCACATTTGAACTTAGATTCTCATCTTTCTGAGAAGCAATATCAGTTACTTGTAGATTATGCTGCTTTAGTAGGATGTAAGTATTTTACCTTCAATGTTCCTAATTGTGAGTGTGATAATTGTGGCTTTATAGCTAAACAGCCATTTACAAAATGTCCTAAGTGTGGTAGTACTGAAACTACTTTGTGGGATAGAGTAATTGGTTATCTTACAGCAATTAAGAATTGGTCTCAAGGAAGAAGAATTGAGCAGAAAACTAGAGTATATCATAATGGACATAGAATTAGCGAAGAGTAATATCAAGGAAGGTTGGCAACTCAACCCAAATGAGAAAGTGGTAAATGCTATAATTAATAGTATTAATAGGTGCAATGGGGAATGTCCTTGTAAGAACTCTTCAGATGAAGTAGAGTGTCCTTGTAGTAATTATAGGATAAAAGACATGTGCTGTTGCGGATTATATGTTAAAATACCACAGTAGTTATATAGGATTTAGGGAGATCCCAGATGAGATCTCCCTTTGTATTAACATTACTAATTGTCAAAATAATTGTAAAGGATGTCATTCTCCTCATTTAAGAAAAGACATTGGAACTCCTTTAACATATGTAGAATTAAAGAGACTAATTCAAAAGAATGAAGGTATTACCTGTGTTTGCTTTATGGGTGAAGGTAAAGAACCTTGGGAAATAGAAAGACTAATCCGTGCAGTTAGGGATGAAGTAGATGTTAAATGGGCTCTATATTCAGGTAGTGAAGTTATGGATTTTCTATCAGATAACAAACTTAGTATATCTGTATTAGACTACTTGAAATTAGGCCCATATAAAGAAGAGTGTGGACCATTAGATTGTCCAACAACTAATCAAAAACTATTCAAACTTTTAAAGAATAGTGTAGAAGAAATAATAATTTATAAAACAAACAAAGAAAATGAAATTAAAGATTCAAATTAAGCTTTTTGAGGGTGCAGAGCCACTTGAACTCAAGGAGCAGGGAGATTGGTTTGACTTGAAGTGTAAAGAGGATGTCTTCATGGAAGGTCCTTTTGCAAATACACTTAATGGTAATAGAACTAAGAGAGATGTAGAGTTTAACTATCAGCAGATTCCACTCGGTGTTGCTATGAAGTTGCCATCAGGATGTGAGGCAGTTTGCTTGCCAAGGAGTAGCACTCCTAGAAAGTGGGGTATCATTCTTGCTAACAGTCAGGGTGTAATTGATCATACATATCAAGGTAATGGAGATGAATGGCATTTTCCTGCTATTGCAATGAGGGATGTACATATTCCAAAGGGTACATCTATTGCTCAGTTTAGAATACAGCCTTCTCAGAAAGCTACATTCTGGCAGAAACTTAAGTTCTTTTTATCTTCAGGTGTTGAGATAGAGTATGTGGAGAATCTTGATGCTCCAGATAGAGGTGGATTAGGAAGTACTGGAGATAAGTAATATGTTAGGGAAGGTATTGTTTATATCGGGATGGGTTATTCTTACTATTTTAGTTGGATACTTATTATTCAAGAAAATTATTAAGGATATGAAATCCATCTCATTTGAAGAAACTTTTAATAAGACAGGTTTACCTGTAATATCATTATATAATGATTCTAAGCAGTTAAACTTCTTATTAGACACAGGAAGCGATTGCTGTGTAATTAATTCAAAAGAACTTAAATATCTTCACTATACTGATACTAAAAAGAAAGCAAGTACTGTAGATTCTAGCGGAGTAAATCAAAGAAATATTATTAGAATGGCACTTAATGATGGTGATAATATTATTCATTGTAAATTTGTTGCTATGGATTTAAGTGCTCAATTTAATGAGATTTATACTAAAGACAAAGTTAGAATTCATGGTATTTTAGGGTCTAAGTTTTGTAAAGCTGCAGGCCTTGTAATAGATTTTAATAAGCTTAAAGTCTACTAAAAATGATATACCTAGTTACCAACCAACTAGAGTTATATGATAATCCTGAGTATGAGATTATTTCAGTAGAAGATTCTATTGAAATGATCTCTTCTTGGGACATTATTCAATATGACTCTGAGACTACTGGAAGAGATGCAAGAGTATGTGACTTATTATGTGCACAGTTTGGTAATAAAGCGGCAAATACTCAAGTAGTGGTTGATTGTACTACTGTGGATATAAGAAGGTATAAAAATATCTTAGAAGATAATTATATTATAGGTCATAATCTTAAGTTTGATTTACAATTTCTTTACAATTATAATATAATACCTCGTAAGGTATATGACACTATGGTTGTTGAGCAGTTGTTATATTTAGGATTTCCATATACAACCATTACTCCTACATTCTACAATGAAGGTGAGTTTACATTTCCGTATAAAATTGTAATAGATGATTATGGATTTGAACACTATGAATTAAGTTTCTCTTTATGGGCAGTTGCTTATAAATATCTAGGTATAGATATTGACAAATCAATTCGAGGAGAAATTATTTGGAGAGGTTTAGATACTGAGGTTATCAAATATGCTGCAGGAGATGTAATGTATCTTGAAGACATTGTCGAAAAGCAATTTGAAGAATGTACTAAAAAGGGGTGTGTAGTTGGGGCTAAATTAGAGTGTGATTTTATACCATCTATATCATATCTAGAGTGGTGTGGAATTAAACTTGATGAAGATAAATGGAAAGAAAAGATGAAGATGGATATTAGTAACCTTGATAAGGCAGAAAAGGCTTTAAATGAGTTTACTGTTAGAACTCCTGTGCTACAACAATTTACTTACATAGAAAGACAAGGTTCTTTATTTGATGGATTTGATTTAACTCCTAGAGTTAATATAAATTGGTCAAGTTCTAAACAAGTAATTAAAGTAGCTCAATTATTAGGATTTGATACTAAAGTTCAAGATAAAAAGACTGGTAAAGATAAGGATAGTGTTCTTGAGAAGCATCTTAAAGCACAGAAGGGAATTAATGATGAATTCCTTAAACTTTATTTTGATTATCAAGAGTATGCTAAAGTAGTATCTTCTTTTGGTCAAGGTCATCTTGATTGTGTCAATCCAAAGACAGGTAGAATCCATACTACATTTAAACAATTAGGAGCTTCATCAGGTAGACTTTCTTGTGGAAGTGATAATATGAACACTGACTTGGCTCAACTTAAGAAAATACCAGCTAGTAGAGTAAAGTATCCTAATCTACAGCAATTACCTTCTGATGAAATAACTAGAAGTTGTTTTATTCCTAATAAGGGTAATATAATGGTCTCTGCAGACTTCAGTGCTGAAGAATCTAGACTTGGAGCAGATATCTATGAAGATCAAGAAATGCTTAAAGAATTTCTTTATGGCTCTGGTGATATGCATAGTCTATTTGCTTGGATGGTGTTTAGAAAGGAATGTATGGAATTAGGATGTACTTGTGTAGCAGATGTTAAAAAGAAAGCTCCTCAATGGAGAAAAGCAGTTAAAGCTGTTGAATTTGCTTGGATGTTTGGTGCAGCAGCACCTACTATTGCACAATCTGCTGGATGTACTATACCACAGGCAGAAGAATATATTAAAAACCTAGAAAGGGGTTTCTCTGGTGTATCTAAGTTTGCTAAAGAAGGTTCTAAATTTGTTAGAAATAATGGATATATACTTATATGCCCTATTACAGGACATAAAAAGTATTGGTGGGACCATAAAGAATGGCTTAAAAGACAGAAGAGGTTTAATGAACCTGGTTTCTGGGATATATATAGAGAAAAACATAAAGGTACTGGTGATGCTATTGCTATGGAAGTAAGAGAGCATTTCCAAGCAGCAGCTAAGTATGATAGAGATGCTCGAAATGTGGTAACTCAAGGTACTGGTGCTATTATTATGAAGGATGCTATGACATCTTTATTTAATTGGATAGTGGATAATAATCTATTTGACATAGTAAAGATTTGCTGTAGTGTTCATGATGAAATAGTTGCTGAATATCCTGAAAATATGAAAGAATTTCCTTCTATATTAGAAAAAACTATGGAGGAGAGTGCTGCAAAATTCTGCAAATCATTACCTATACCTGCAGAAGGTGCAGTAGGTAATCATTGGATACATTAAAATAAAAAAAAACAAAACAGTATGAAAATTGTGAAATATGGTTCATCTTGGTGTGGACCTTGTAGATTAGCTACAGAAACATTAAAGAAAAGTGGATTGCCTTTTGAGGATGTTGATATTGACAATAATCCTGATGTAGCAGCAGAATTGAAGATAAGTAGGATTCCTCACATTCAATTCTTTGATGATGATAATAACTTAGTTCATACCCACATTGGAGGATTAACTTCTTCAGATTTGAATAATATTATTGAGAATTATGGAAAGTGAATTTCTTAAGCAAGTAGCTAATAGCTACACCTCTTCTATGGAGGATGCTTTAAAAGGATGGGTTATACTTTTAAATGGTAGAATCTATATTACAGATTCTCATATAATATTCCATGAAACTAAGGAAGATGCAATTAGAAGATTTTACAACGATATGCGTTGGAAATTCAATAGAGAACTTAGAACTCATTATGGGGATCATGTAGATTTTAGTTCTTTGTGGAGAAAATTTAAGAAAGTTAATAATTTTGAGGTAAAACAAGTATAATATGACAGAGAAAAAAATGCATGTTGCAAGATCAATTCCTAGAGTGATTGAAAATCAGGATTACTATAGTCTACCTAACGGTATTACTTGTCTTCAGGTAATTAGATACTTTCCTAATAACATAGGAAATGCTATAAAGTATCTATGGAGACATGGTAGAAAGAATGAATTGGGAATTTCAAATAAGGAGAAGGCTATTGAAGATTTAAATAAGTGTATGGTTTATATCAAAGATCAGATTAAACTTATTGAAGAATCAATTGCTGATGAACAACAATCTAAATAATTATGATATCTAACGGAAATATAGCTAGACAAGACATTCTTTATGGTGTTAACCTTTTGGCTGACACTGTAAAGGTTACTTTAGGACCAAAAGGTAGAAATGTTATTCTCTTTAATAATGAGGGTAAAGCATACTTAACTAAAGATGGTATTTCAGTTGCAAGACATATCCATTCTAATAATGCTTTTGAGGATGCTGGTATTCAAATAGTGAGAGAGGCTGCTGCTAAGACTGCAAAGATTGCAGGAGATGGTACAACCACTTCAACTATAATAGCTCAAGCATTATTAAATAGTAGTATAAGAGCCTTAAAATCTTATAGTCCACTTGAGCTTAGGGCAGGTATGTTTAAAGCTCTTGATACCATTGTAGAGAAGATTAAAGAGAAGTCCAGACCAGTATCATTTGATTTTAATACCTTAAAGTATATAGCTACAACATCTGCTAATAATGATGAAAGTATTGGAGAATTAGTAGCTAGAGGTTTTATTGAAGCTGGTGAAAATGGTATTGTTCTCTTTGAAGAGTCTCAGGGAGATAATACTTATATTAATAGTATTGGAGGAGCAAAGTTTGAAGTAGGATTTCTATCTACAGACTTTATTACTGATGCTAAAAAGCAAGAGGTAAATTATAAGGATGCTAAGGTAGCATTGTTTAATTACTCAGTAAACTCTTTTGATATTATTAAGCCTATCCTTCAGGATGCTGTAAGTAATGATGGTTACCCTGTAGTTCTTATAGCACATGATTTCTCTGATGTGGTAATAAGAAAGATTATTATTAATCAGATGAGAAGTGATAAGATTAGGATATTGCCTATCAGAGTTGCTGGATATACAGGACATAGAAAAGAGGTGCTTGAAGATATTGCTTCAGTGGTAGATACTAAAGTATATTACCCAGGTGAGAATATTAGCATTTCTGAACTTGGAAAGTGTAGTCAAATCATTTCTAACACATCTAATACTACTATAGTTCGTTCAGACTCTTGTAGTGATGAGAAATTACAGGAGAGGATTGATATTATCAAAGGCCAGATTGAAAATGAGACTGAGCCTTTCTTGATTGAAAATCTTAATAAGAGGCTTGCTAAATTAGTAGGTAAGATATCTACTATTTATGTAGGTGGAACTACTGATGTAGAAAGAAAAGAAAGATATGATAGAGTAGAAGATGCTGTATGTGCTACTGCTGCTTCTCTTGAAGAAGGTATTTGTGAGGGTGGTGGAATGACCTACCTTAAAATAGTTGAAGAAGATAAGGATGCTATTAAAAGTCAAGGTGAGATTTTGGTTTATAGTGCTTTATTAGCCCCTATTAAGCAACTATGTACAAATGCTGAACTTGACTTTCATGAAATCCTTGAAAACATCTCAAAGGATACATCTAAGGGATATAACTTCTATACTGATAAGTATGAGGATTTATTTGAAGCTGGTGTTATAGACCCTGCAAAGGTTACTAGAGTAGCATTAGAAAATGCAGTATCTGTAGCATCTATGTTATTAACAACTGAAGCAATTGTAAGTAATGGGTAACTATCCTTTAGGTGCTAAATATGATCCTAGAGCACCTTATAATAGAGAATTTGTAATTAAAGAAATCCTTGTATCTGCCACTATTTCTAAAACTATAGAGATAGTTGTTGATAAGATGACTGACCCTTCTGTATATGATGAAATTGCTGAAGACACTCCTGAAATGAGAGAGTTCAGAAAATTTTGTAATGACGGTTGGGATATTGATGAGCTTGTAATTATGGAGGATTCTTAATGAGAAAAATCATATTATTAAGAGGTTCTTATAATATAGCACATAAATTAATCCTGTATAAAGATAATGATTATGTGCTGCATACTAAGAACTCTTTAAGAGTTATTAAGAATGGTGATAGTATAATAGCACTAGATCTTTCAGGAGGACCTATGATTAAGGTAGGTTCAATACTACAGTCTACTCCTTATAAAGTAGAAAATATAAGATTTAGTGAAGATAATCCTAAAGGATATATTATTACACTTAAACCAAGTCTTAGACAAAGAGTATATGAATCAAAATTTAAACAAGTACGATTATGAAAAAGTGGAAAGTAACTTACAGAGATGAAGATGGTGACATTACTAATGTATGGTGCTCAGCACCATCAAAGTCAGATGCAATTGAGTATGTAAAAGACGAATACTGGGATATTGAAGATATAATTGATTGTGTACCATTGAAATAGTATGAAATTAGTTAGTTCAGATTATAAGATTATTACTCCTAATAGGAGTATTGCAAGTATGATGAAACATATTACAGAGTGTGGATATACTTGCTACAAAACAGAGAAGGAGATTACAAATGATGTAGCAGCTGGATTTGTAGAAAGGATGATTAAATCTCAGCATAATGCTATGTTAGAGCATGGAACTGTCTACTTAGGCATTCCTGCTGATAGAGTTCATAATAATAAGGAAGTAAGTGAAGTAGTTAGTTTACTTATTTCTATGCATATATGGACTAGGTGGTATGAGATTATTAGAGAGGATAAGCCTTACCTTATTATTGTCACTAACTTCAGAGTTATTGTTGAGAATAATCTACAAGAATTTATGAAGAGATGGTGGTATATCCCTACTAAAGAAGAGGAGAATGCTAGAATTACTGTTAGATTTACAATTGATAGAGGAGTATCTCATGAAGCTGTAAGACATAAGGTTATGTCTTTTGCTCAAGAGTCTACTAGATATTGTAATTATCTTAAAGAGAAGTTTGGAGCATCTGTTACTTTCATTCAACCTGATTGGATTAAACCAGAAGACCAAGAGGAGTTTGAAGAAGATGTTAAGTTGTTTGAAGATATTTATTTTAAATGGCTTAACAAAGGATATATAGCTCAAGAGGCTAGATATTTCTTACCAACAGGTGTTAAAACAGAGTTAATTATTACAGCATTTGTTGATGACTGGCAGCACTTCTTTGACCTTAGAGCACTAGGAACTACAGGAGCACCTCATCCAGATATTAAGAAAGTTGCTCTTCCTCTTTATAAGGAATTTATCGAAAGAGGTTATCTTGATATGCCTGAGGAAAGTAATGAGAACTAAAATCTTAATTACCAAATAATTTATTTATTAGGGAGGATTAAAAGATAATCCTCCCTTAAAAAAATCATTTAAAACCTTGTTTTTATAAAAAACAATTGATAAATTTGCCACATTATTTACAACATACATTAAAAATATTTTATGAGTACTAAAGCAGGATGCCCAGTGTTCAGAATTTGTAAACCGCTTGCAAATGCTATGGGCTTAACAGACAGAGGTATTAATGTATATATTGAAGCTTTTAACGAAGAGGCTACTAGGTTAGGTAATCCTATAATTAGTGACGACTATTACTTTAGTCTAAACGAGGCACAAAAAAGTGAGTACCTAAACATAATGGGTAAAAGGCTTTCTATATTCATTAATGAATTTAATAGAGCTAGAGTTGACTCAGCGGAAGACTTTGATAGTCTAAGAGAGGCTTTAGGATCTAAAGCTGCATATGCTTATGCAGTTACTACTCAATTCTTTTCTTCTGAAGAACGAGAATCCTTCAAATGTGAATTTGTAGGAATCTTAAGACAGTTAGCAGCTGATAAAGGATGGACTGGTGGTGAACTTATTGATAAGTACACTATAAGCAGACTTTTCTCATATATCAGACAAGTGTATACTGATGCACTCGCTAACACTCTTGCAGATATAGCTGATAAAGAGGCTGGTTATGATGATATAGAGGAGAGTATGGAGGAGCTTCAACAGAAGTTAGATTTCCTATATAGAATTTTAGGAGATCCTGATGATAGAGCTTCTAATCCAGGATTCTTCACAGAGCTTTGTATTATAAACAGTGCTGAAATTAAGAAACTTTTTGGAAGAACCTTTAATCCAGAAAGTAATATTGTATATAAGGAAGATGATGAGGATAGTATACATGTTGATGAGGAAACTGAAATAGACTTTGAAACTGAAGAGAGAGAAAGATGGACTATTATGATGGATTCTATTGACCCTTCTGGTTCACTTTCATCTATTATTAATAATATCTTAGGTCAAATTCCTGATACAAAAGCTGTTAATGAAGTATATGAAGAAGATGGTAAGATAAAATACAGACATAGAGAAGTTCCTAAGAGGAAGTCAATGCTTTTAACTACAGAAGTTAAAGATGCTAATGGTAATATTGTTACTGACTATTTTCCTATTACTGTAAATCCTAGAGTTGAGGCTAGAAGACTTCTTAGACTTATTAATAGTTGTGTCACTCTTAGTGATATGATGAGTAAATTAAGTGAAGACCCTAGATATGCAGAGTTGTATGATGAGCTTCTTAAAAGACCTATGGTTCAGACTACTTTTATGACTGCATTTAAAAGATACTATCTTCACTATTACTATACAGAGTCACATAAAGATGGTACATTTTCAGAGATCCATCTCAATGCATCAGGAAACGCTAGAAGAGTATCTTCTTTTCTTTCTAGGATGGCTAGAAAAGATTTCGGACCGAAAGAGGTGAATACAAATGTTTTTGTACCATCTGAGGAAAAAGGAATGTTAGTACCTAACAGAAAGAACATTGCATCATTTAACAATGACTTTGTTAGACTGATTCTAAGAGGAGAAGATAATTCTATAGTTACAATTACTGACTTTGTTAATAAGAAGAGTACAGAGCAGAAGATTCGTGCTGTTGACCATCTTCTTCAATACTTTGGAATACAGAAGAATGATAATGAAATCCAATCTATTGTTGTTGATTCTTTGCAGCTTCATACTTTACTTGAATCTTTGAAGGATTTAGGTAAATTCTTAAATGATTATGGTAGAAAAGACAGACCTGCTATATCACTTTTCCAGGAATCTGAAGATGGTGAATTAAACAAAGGCAGGTTAGCATTTACAAGAATCCTAGAAATTGTAGAAGCTACTGATGAGTATGGAGCAGGACTTTCAGGTATGGTAACATATTCAGGCGAGAAGACAAAAACACTTTCTGCTAATGTTCAAATGTCACAGCTTACTCAGTTTATTAAGGAGTGTAACTTTTCAGATGCTGAAACATTAAAGCAGATTCTTATTGATACCTATGCTGGTGATTCTTCATTATGTGAGATTACTGAAGATGTTGACGAGTCTGGTAACCCTATATACAATTATAGATTTAAAGTTAGATGGATTCAAGATCTATATGATTCTCTAAATCTTGATTCTGGAAGATCTTTTAGAAGGAGGTTTAGAGTGTCTAGAAATCTAGGAATGGATAATATAGATTTTGAGAACATTTCTGATAAAGGTCATATGCTTTCTATACTTTCTATGTATTTTAATAACCTCTACACAGGAAGTAAAGTAGTCTTTGTTGACGATGCTTCTGAAATAGCTGGATTCATAGGAGAAGAAAGTAAAAATACTCACTATTATGTTAGGAATTCATCAAAAGCTAGCTATAAAGATAGTGATGGTATTATTCTTGATAGTGAAAGAATTAGAACTATAATGATTCCTACATTCATTACTGGTGATACTTTAGCACTTAGAGGTGTAACATCTCTCCATTATGATATTAATGAGATTATTGATGGTATATTTGACTTCTACGCTGTAGATAAAGGAACATCCCTTAAGGCTACTGAGCTTAATAATATGGGATTACCTGTTAGCGGTAATGGTAAAGAAACATTCACTAAGAACCCTAATTTTATGGGATTCTGTGGATTCTTCAATCCTAACTTTAGAACTCATATAAAAGAAGATGGTGTATGGAAACCTTCTGAACCAGGTTATTGGGCTAAGAGATTAGATGAAGTTGCTGACTCTTATGACGAAAATCTAATTAAAGATTTGATTAGAGAGTGTCTAAATTCTGAATTTGAGTACTTCTATGAAGTAAGACTTGCAGAATTAGGTATTAGTAGTGGTACATTTAACATCTCTGGTAAAGGTATAGAATCTTATACTGATGAGGAGTTATCTATAAGTCCTGAGTTAAGAGATTCGTTTAAAGCTAAAATGAGAGATTTTTATTTTAACTTTAGATTCTCCCAAATGAATCAGACTGCTATTGTTGATATTTCACCAAAGTTCTTTGCTAATTCTAAAGAACAGCAGAAGAGAAATAAGGTAGAGTTAACAAATGGTATTCAACTTGTTACTGATGCTATTGATCCTAAGACTATGAATCCTGTATGGGAAGACCCTTCAAACCCTAAACAAAAGGTTGTATATGTTTATGACATTAAACCTGCTCTTTCTGAGCAGGATGAAGATATGCTTTCTAAGATATTTGAAGGTACTGATTATGATTATAAAGGTGTATATAAACAAAATACTATATCTGATGGTCAGGGTTGGAGAAGCTTTTCTTCTTGGAGAAAGATAGGCTTATCATTCTGTGGTAAGGTCTGGACTCAAGAGATGGAAGATGCTTATCATGAAGTACAAAAAATCTCTGAAGAAATCTATGCTATAGAGAAAGAGCTTGAGAGTTTTGAGAAGTTTACACTTAAAGAAGGAAGCTTAGAAGATAATAGAGAAGCATATAGAAAGAAAGAAATAGTTGAAGGAAAACTTGCAGCTAAAGTAGCTCAACTTGCTGAATTAGCAGTAGTATTTCAACCTAGAAAACCTGTATGTAATGGAATTGAACAATTCTCTACTGATGGTTCAACAGGTAAGTCTGCTGCAATCCCATTCCAACACAAGTATGCTGAAATTCCTATAATTCCTGCATTATACCCTAAGGGAAGTGCACTAAGAGTTATGGGACAGTTTATGGAAGAGCATGGAATTGATATGATATGTTCAGATAAGTGTGGAAAGAAAGGAGTGTTTGGTGAGATTGATATTCAATATAAAGTCAATTCAAGTGGTCAGTATATTGATGCTGAGGGTAATATTATCCCAGGAGTTGATGAGAATGGTAACTATGTCGATAATCCTACAAGAGGCGAACAAAGAAGATCTAAAGAGTTTAAATCAAGGGCTGTAGAAAATCTATCTACATCAGAGGGTGGGGCTATACCACTTATTGATATGCTTAATGCTCAGATAGCTACAGATACTAGAGGAAAAGCTATTACTTCTTATACAACTGTAGGAGTAGATGACAAAGGTAATGAGATAAATAGAGTCTTTAGTGGAGTTATTCATGAATGTCCTTTAAAGACATATTTAATTCAGACTAATGTTCCTGACCATTCTGTTGCACCTACTCTTGTAGGTACTCAAGGAAGAAAGATTATCCTTGGAGGTATTAATGCAGAATCTGAATATGAATATACCTTAGGAGGTAGAAAAGTTAAAATTACAGGTAAACAACTTATTACATTATGGAATGCTCTTACAAGTGCTAATTTCTTTAAAAGTTATAAAGAGTATAAAAGATTAATTTCAGACCCTCATAGACTTTTAAAGGAGTTATCAAAGAACATTCTTAACAATGATAGAAGTGATTTATCAAGTATTGATAGAATGGCTAGAAACCTCCCATTCTGGGATCCAATGCTTCAAAGGGATACTTTTGCTACAATCATTAGTCTTTTTAAGTCTACTGTATCAAAGCAGAAGATTCACGGAGGTAATATTGTACAAGCATCTTCATTAGGAGCTAATATTACTCTTAACTACTTGGATGAGGGACTACAGTTTGAAACTGATCCTGAAACAGATATGCCTATAAAGTGTGAGGCAGTAATGCCTTTTGCTTTTAAAGTTACAGATAAGTTTGGCGATGAAGTTGATTTGGAGTATGATGATTATTGTAATCCGGATGGTACTTTTAAAGTAGGTAGAATACTAGAAGAGTCTGATCCTGAATATAATAATTATCGTGCTTATGTAACAGAAGATGGTAGGGTTTATAAACCTAAGATAGAGGAAGAATATCCTGGTATTCTTGAATTGGTTGCATATAGAATTCCAACTGAGAGAGAGTACTCAATGCTTAATCTTAGAATTAAAAGATGTTGTCCTAAGTCAGGAGCTAACTATATTCAGCTTCCTAATATCTGTACTACAAGAGCTGGTTTTGACTTTGATATTGATAAGCTTTATCTTGTGAGAAGAAGCTTTGATTCAACCATTAGTGAGTATGATACTAAAAAGGTATGGGATAAAGTATTTGAAGAAAACCCAGAGTGGGCATCTATTCTTACAGAGTTAAGAGATACAGCACCTACAGAATATCTTGAAGGTTTAAAATCTAAGTATGAAAAGAGAGGTCTTGAAATACCTAAGGTTATTCCTTTGAATATGTTCTGGGATAGAGCTGTTAAACTCGGTAAGATTAAAGAGAATAAGAATGATGTATTCTCTAGATATGCTGATGAAAGTACTATTAAATCTACTAAATTTACAGTATTAGATGCTTTTAATGCAGATGGTTCTATAAACTTTGAAAAGGTCTTTTCTGGTGATGTACAAAAGAGTGATATTGATAATTTAATACTTGATATTATGCAAGCTAGATTATCAGATCCTGAAACAGCACAATCTAGATTTACTGCAGGTGGTTTTGAAGATACTATTATTGATGCTAAATTTGCTACTATAATCCAAGAATTAGATTCTGATAGTCCTCAGGTAGATAATAGTTCTCACACTGTTGATCTTAGTGAATTATCTAAGAAATCAGTTATAGAAACAACTCCTGAAACTTCTGAAAATCTGCTATTCGACGATCCTTATACTTCTATAGCATATAATAAATTGAATCAAGCAGCTGGTAAACTTATTGGTATATTTGCTAATGCTTCTGCTAACTACTTTATTCAATCTAAACTGAAGAGTATGAGAATGGTTGGACCTAGAGCTATAGTATTTGGAAGTAAAGTTGTTAAAGATGGTGATGTATATAAAGCTGTTGATGAAAATGCAGGAAGAGATATGCTTGTAGTTGAATCAATGGGTAAGACAACTAGCCAGAGATTAGCAGAGCTTCTTGCAGCATCAGTGGATGCAGTAAAGGAACCTGTTTTAGCATACTTAAATCTTAATACTGTAACTGCAGATGCTGCTGTAGTTCTTGTAAGAATGGGTTATGATACTAAAGATATTGGTCTTTTGTTTAATCAGCCTATTATTAAAGAAGCTACTACTCTTATGGAAAGAGATGGTATTACAAGTCTCTATACAGCACTTGATATAGTACTTAAGAGTCATGGCATGGAAAGTATGAGTAAACTTACAGGTAAGAAAGCTAAACCTGTTAATCTTAAACATATGACTAGAGAGGCTTTAGCATATAACATTACCAAAGCGGCTGGTAGTACTGAACATTACAAAACTTCTCAATCTGAAGTAGTTAAAGTATTCTATGAACTTATGAAAGTTAAAGAGGATTTTGCTGCTTTAGTACAGGAATCTAGAAACACTTCTTCAAATTCAGTAAAAACTGATATAGGTTCTCATTTTGCAGATGCTGATAGAAGGCAGTCTCATAGAGTTAAAGATAGTAGTATTGCTATCACTGTTAGTGATGAGTATTCTGGAGATGTTATGCCTAGAGTAAAAATGCAAATAGATTCACTGGAGGATAGACAAGGTTTATTTGAAATGTTTGCAGATCATCCATATGCTTTTGAGGTTATTATGTATAATCTTACTGCAGATATGTTTGATACTTTGATAGATCAATATACACCTTTTCATGAGAAGACTTTTAGTGATGCTTTTGCTACAGCTAGATTATGGAGTAGGTATGGAAGTGTAAGTAAGGATGTTTATAATGATATGGCTAGTGAAATAACTAGACTTATTATTAAAGATTTGAATGGTGATTTTAATCCTTTTGCTGAAGTTGATGGTATAACTAACTTTGATAGATATGTTAGAGGTTTTGATCAGTTTGTGGAAGCTTTAAGTGAAGATGATTTAACTGCACTTAAAAGAACAGAACTGTTTAATAACATTAAAATATCTACTGTTACAGAATATACTATTGATGAAGATGGTAGAAGAACACCTCATGAGTATGAGGTATACAATTTAAGTATCCCTTTCAACCTTACTAAGGAGCAAAAAGCTACTATATATAATGAGTGGCAAACCTTATTCAATGCTGAGTATGAGAATGAGTATGGAGAGGTTGTTAAGAATGTAGCATTACAGAATTTTGCAAAAGCATTATTCTTACATATGTACTATCTTAATGGTCTTTCTCAATCATCTAACTTTAGTTTATCTTCTGTTCCTATGAATGTATTGGAGGCTTGTTTAGTTGATTATACCACTGGAATTGGATATATCAAGTTTATGGATGAGCTAAGAGTTGAATCAGATGAAACAACATCTATAAGTAAAATTATGGAAGGTGTTAATATATTCAATGTCTTCGGCGAATTTATAAAGCAACATACTGATAATAGTAATTATGTATTCAAAGTCACAGAGGCTACTAAATCATTATTTGTGCCTACTGAAAGTACTGAAAAGAATGTAGTTACTGTTGGTAAAGATGGTTTAAAACTAATTGTCAAAACTATTAAAGATGGAGGTGGAGATAGAAGAATCGCTATGCCTTATATCACAATAGACGGAAGGCTCTATGAACTTCAAGGATTTAAAGGAGGTCAAAATGAGTATTCTTGTGATGTAGGAAAAAGGACTTCTCTTATATATGAGGAAGTAATAAATAACATAGATTCTAAAGTTGCAGCATTTTCAGATGTTATAACTAAAGGTTCTGGTGGTTATATTTACGGAGATGTAAAGTCTTCAGGAAGTGCGTTCTCAGTTTCTGAGGTATATACTGACGATCATATAGGAGAAGTTGAAGATGAATCTTCAGAGCCTACAGGTCCTTCTAGTGTATTTGAAAGATTAAGAAGAACAACAGATATAGAAAAGAAAAGTAAAGAAAAAGGTGTTTGTTAAACATGGCTAATTATTGTAACATTATTCCTACTGTAAGAAACAAAGAAGGTCAGGAAGTTGATAGTATCTTATTTAGAGAGTTACTTGACTATCATAACAATGATAGGGAGGCTGCTAAGAGAGATTACTTTGTAGCTACTGACCAAGAATTTCTAGACAGTATAAAAGAAAATGTAACTTTTGATGAGAATGGGGAAATTACTCTCCATTCTCTCATCAAAGTTGCTCAACTAGATCCTACTGGTGAAACTATTATCAAAAAGCTTAATAGGGATATTGGTAGTGGAGTCTATGACTATACTGAAGGTCTTCAAAAAGCTAGAGAGTTTAATAGATCAGAATATGGCTCTGATTATTTAGCAATTCTAACTAAAGAAGGTAAAAAGTATAGGTTAAGTGTAGTAAAAAACACTTCTGAAAATCAAGTAGCTTTTGAGAAGGTACTTGAGGAACAGGGAATTCAGACAATGATTGTTGATGAATTAAATAAAGTAGGTGTAAGAGTTGATTTTATGGAGGAAGGCTCTCCATATAACGGTAAATATTCTACTGAAAACCCTACTAAAGCAGCAGATGGTATGTATCACCTGATTACTTTAGCTAGAGGAGATTCTATGGCAGATGCTCTTAAAGAAGAGGCAGCTCACTTTGCTATTGCAGCTTTACATGATTCGTCTCAAGTTTCTAGACTTATAGAGCTATGCAGGGATGAAGAGGTTGTATTAGCTATGGGTATATTTACACAAGAGGAAATTGATGCGGGCTTACATACTAATGTCTATGAAGCTGCAGGTAGAATACTTGCTAAACAATTTAAAGGTGCAAATGTATATAGATTTGGTGGATTTCTAAATAGAGTTAAAGGATTTATATTTAGTATAGTTAATAAGATTAAACCAGAGTCGCTCTTAGCTAAAAGAATGGAAGTTAAGCTTATGGCAAAACAAATAGCAAATGAGTTTATGTCTGGAAAATCTAATTTAGATACTGCTTTAAATGTTCCTATGACTTTATATTCAGTAGATTCTACACATACTATTAACAATGCAATTGTTACAGCTAAAATAGCAATAAAGAATCTTAGAAATAGATTACACACAACCAGTACTGAATTATATAAAATCTTAATGAATAATCAGAAGATACAGGATATTTTAAATGCTAATATATCACCTTCTGATTATGAAATGGATTTTAATACAGCTGGTTATTTACTTCAGGAGATGGCTATTGTACTTATAGATGAAATGGAGAATGTATATGCTGGTCTTCAAGAATTATATGGCAGCCCTGATTATAATAGTGGTGTGTATGATGAAGATGTTTATGCTGCTGTAAGGTCTTTAGCTAGCTATGCAGATGCATTGTCTACAATTGAGTCAGCCTTAGAAAGAGTTGCTAAAGAAAATCCTGGATTACGAGAATTTTTAGATACTTATACAGGTTCTACATTTCTAAAAGGCTCTGGTAGATTATCTGAATCTTCAACTAATTTTAGATTAATAATTGAAGCTGCTGAAAAGTGTGTTTTAGATGAGTGTAGAAAAATTGGTAATGAATTACTTATAGAGATTGCAGGTAAAGACAGTATCATATTAAAGGGTAAAATGAGTTTTGTATTCTTCCCTAAGAAAGATAAAAAGAGCAAGAAAAAGAAAAAAGATGATACATATTCTGAAGAGGAGATTATTGAAGATGCTACAGAGAATAAAAAGAAACATTTTGGATTATATATAGGAGATGAAGAAATACAAACAAAAGATTTAATAAACTATATATATTATTCAGATGGTTGGCTTGGAAGGCTCTTTAGAATTCCAACTAAACTTAAAGACACAGCAGTTTCTTACATTAGAAAATGGACAAAAGACATTAATAGAAATATTAATAGAAGGGTTGAAACAGATTTTCAAGCAAAGATGAATACTATAGAAAGGCTTGCATCTGAACTAGGCTATTCTAGTGATATGTCTGATCTTATAGAGAGGGATGATAAAGGTAAACTTATGGGAAATTTCATATCTCCTTGTAATACTTGGAAATATGAAGAACTGAGACATAAGATTATAAAAGAGATTGTTGCTGAGTGTGTAGAATATATAAAAGATCATAAAGAAGAGTTCAAAACTAAAAGAAGTGAAAGAGTTTATATTAATAAACAAATAGAAGAGAGTGATAAACTTAGAATATTCGAAGAAGAATCTTGGATTGAAGATCCAAAAACAGGTTTAAGGGTTTTAAATCCTGACTATGAAGATGGTGTATATGTTAGTTCTCAGTATGAGGAAATTAGAAGAGCTGCTGATGAAGGTGATGAAACTGCTAAGAAGCAACTTGTTTTACTAAAAGCACTTACTGAATATAAAAGTATGGTTGACTCTCTTCTCACTGATTCAAGTGGAAGATCTTTAGTTAGAGGTAATAGAATTCCTCAGATTTCAACTAAGAAACATCTTTTTGATTACTCTTTTAAGAAGGCTCTTAATGGTGGTTTAACAGAATCTGAAAGTGATTTCGAATTAGGTATTGAAGGCTCTAGTATGTATGCATCAGCATTAGCAGAGGCTGATGAATCTTTTGCTAAGCTTCCTATATATGGAGTAAAAAGAATAGCTAATCCTTCATCTAATATTGTTAAAACCTTAAAGGATTACACTGTAATGGCTGTAAGGTACAGTGAGTTAAAGAGTAATGTTAATAGATTGTATGCCACAAAGTACGCTCTTGAACATAGAGTATCTATTAGAAAATCTCAGGAAGATGAGGATAATGTAAAAGCTTATCAAGGTATCTTAGATACTCATTTAAATAGGCTATTCTATGGCGAAGACAATCCTTTCTCTAGTAGAGACGAGAAGTTAGCTAGGAAAGCTTTGGGAGTAGTTAAGAATCTTACTCAGAGTATATTTGTCATGGGTACTATATGGTTGAGTGTGAAGAGTATGATTAGTAACTTCTTTCAATCAAGTACTAACTACTTGAGAAACGCTGTAATATCTAAGCATTATAGTTTCTGGGGGTATTTAAGAAGGCTTCCAAGGACTGTATTCTTCAGACTTATTGGTAATACATTTTTAGGTAGAGGCAGAAGAAGGGATAAGATGATTCTTCATCATATTAGTGGAGCTTATAATAGAAGGGTTATATGGGAAGATAGGAATAATCCTATTATCAGAAATATCTTAGTTGATAAGCCTATGGAGCTGTATGCTTTAGGAGATGCTGTAGGACAAGAGGCTGTATATCTTGCTATGCTAGATCACTATAATGGTAGTGAAGTTAGTGATACAATAGCTGAAATAGAAAAGAGATATGGTAGTATAGACAGTATACTTGAAGATTCTGACTATGACTCTATTGAATATATGATTAATGGGAAGAGCAAAACTAAGTCTTTAAGAAGCATATACCATTTTAGTAAAAAGGATGAAGAAGGTAATACACAGGAAGGATTTTATATATCTAACTCATTCTTAAGAAGAAAAGAGGATACTGTTAAGTATCTTTTTCTTAAAAAGTTCTTAGATAAAATTAACTTAGCTATCGAAGAGAATTCAGACCCTGAAAAGCTAGGTTCAGGTATATATAGGAATTTAGTTGATTTACTATCTAATAATACTTTTACTGATAACTTATATAAAGTTTTTAATGAGATGGGTATTTCATTAATGGATGAGTATGGAAACTTTATTTCTTTAACAGATGCTCAAACATTAATTAAAGAAGCTATTGACGGAATGTTATGGAAGGAAAGTGATCTTTTCTCTGTGTCAGATAGCTTATTATCAGAAAATGTAGAGACTCAAGGTACTTATTATTCTGATGTTAAAGCTCATATTCAAGAAGACTTTATGTTGAAAAGTATGGCGTTATACACTGGTTATATGATTGGTGATGCTAACAGAAACTGGAATAGTGGATACGATGTTCTTAAAGAGGAGTATGTACCATCTAAAATGAGGACTGTAGCATTTTCTTGGTTAAATCTTATGATGCCTATGTATGATGCTAATACTTTGGATAGAAAGAAAAAATCTGTAGTCTTATGGTTAAGTATAGCTGCTCTTAATCTTCCTGTTCTTCAACAGTTTACAAAAATACCTAGAGTACAACAAGTTCTTAAGAAAGGTGGTTATACAGACCAAATGATTAAGAGAATGTATGAATTTGGAAATGACTTATTATTCTGGTTCTTTGCATATGTAATATTAGGTATGTTCGCACCTAGAAAACCTGAAGAAGCTGCTAAACAGTTAGGATACTCTACAGGAGATTTTAGTAAAGTTAGTAGTAAGTTTAATATAATGGATTTTGACATAGATCAGTATTTATATGATACAATGGATAGGATAACAGGAGGATGCCTAAAGACTCATATAATATTTGATGCTCTTAACAAACCCGTTATTAATAATGATAAAATTAAAGAGAGCTTATCAAATTATTTAACTAAATCTGATTACTTGTTAGGAGTTATACAAAGTATTGACGATTTTGAAAAGGATCCAGCACACTCTTTAGAGTTATTTTCTACATTCTTATCTGAGTATTCTGATTTACTACTTGAAGGTTTAGAACCTAAAGAAGCATTATCAAAAGCTGCTACTAATAACGGTATTAGTTCTGATGTAGCTAGTCATATAGAGCTTCTAATTGACTATAAAGATATGGCTCCAGTTATGAAAGATGGTAGTACTAAAGTTAAAATGAGTTATAATGAATTTCTTAGCTACCATAACTTTGAAGATAATGAGACTTCTAGAATGATGTATAATTCTGATAGCTCGAAATCTGAAAACGGTGAATTTGATTGGACAACAGTTTATTCAAAAGATAAACGGTTTAATTTTACAAGAGCACAGGATATGGAGTTATTATCAAGACATCTACTTAGTCAAGTATACAAAGGTATTGGTTATGATACTGAGTCTGCAGCATATAAAATGACTGGTATTATGTATTATTTTGCTAAGAAGAATGCTGAAGAGCTTCAAGGTATGACATCTCTAATTCAGAATGTGGAAGACATAGGAACTATAGGTTTCAGATATAATGATGCTATGATGGTTCTAGACGGTATTATGGATATAGCAGATTTAGCAACGCATACTGATGATCCTAATTTTAGTAATAAAGTTAGAAGTAAGTTTTATAATTTCTTTTTAAATAAGGTATTCTTAGAAACTGATGATTACGGATATATACTTCCTCCTACACAAGAAGAGCTTGATAATATGGATAGCTCTGAAATAGAAGGAAGAACTGGCTATCAGGTTCAAGATGCTTTTAAAGTTGCTGATAGAAGATCTAATTTCATGAAGATGAAAGGACAATAAAAAAAGAGTGGGGATTTCCCACTCTTTTTTTTATTATAAGCATTTGAATATTTTAAGAGCTTTTGGATTAGTTCCCTCAGAATTCCTTCTCTCTCTACCATTCCTTCTTCTAGTAAACCTTCCTGTACCTCCTAAGTCATCAAGCCCTGTATCATCACTGCCAGGTTGATCCTCTTCTATCTTTTCAACTATTACTTCAATACCTTCTTCTTCTTGAACTTTAGTTTCTTCTGCAACTTCAACTGCTGCTTCATTATCATTAAGTACCTCATCATCAGTAATAGGTTCAGCTGGTTCTATGAAAACCATACTATCCATCCACATAGAAGATTTAATTTCTGATAACTTAAGAATATCCATTCTTATAGCATCACTTGTAAATGTAGGTACTCTTTCTAATTTAAACTGGTCTCCAGTTGTAGTAGTAAGAGCTCTCACAGGTGTTAGTCCAATAGCTTCAATTTTAGTGTCTGTTACATTAACACCAGCTGTTTTATATCTTACAGGTATAGGTAAGATACCTACTGATGCTACTTTTAATCCAGTAGCTTGTTCTATTATATGGGCATATAAAGATACTTGCTGTTGCCACTTACCACCCTTACCAATATTTTCATCAAAGTAAGCACCTCTAGCTACTTTCACTTCAGTTCCAGTATTCATACCTTTATATCTACCTACTGAAATTCCAGATGCTAAATATGATTTCATATCATATATATGCAGCTGACCTTTAGAATCTATAGTTATAATATCTGGAATAGCAGTAAGATTAGCATATTTACCACCTTCAGATTTCAGCACTTCTCTAAATATAGTATCAAAAGGCACTATAAATTCACCTCTAGCTTCAAGAGTGTCTTTTAAAGTTTTTATATTATCTATAAAACTTCTAAGCATTCCCCAATCAAGACCTTGAATTGGTGATACTCTTTTACCTTTTAAAGTATGTTTAGAATAAGTATCATAAATAAAACTAAATGTAGCATCTGCATCACCACCTAATTCAATATACTTTCTTACAACAAAGTCTAAAGATGTTCCTATTTCGGTTGCTATAAGAGATTCTTTAGTAAGTGTCTTACTATTACTATCACTTATAAATGTTGTAACACCATGTGCTCCAGTACTTCTAGCTTCTTCTACAGAAGAAATTCCTTTATGCTTAAAGTTAGAAAGAATATCTAAAGCTTTTTGAACAGCTTCAGTAGCTTCTACAATTGTTGGTGTATTTTCTACTACTTCTTTTTCAGATCCATCTCTTTGAGTCTCAGTAGTAGGTTTATCTTTTTTATCTCTTATCTGTCTAGATTCAACACCTTCTACCTTCCTAGATTCCCAACTAGCATCTGTGCTTAATACACCTGACATAAAGATGTGTTTTCTATAATCCTTTGTAGATCCTAATGTTCCGTTAAACATCTTATAGTTAACCTGCATCTTGACTATAGGTATAACCTTTCCAAAATCATCTTTATACACTCTGTAAGTATAACTTCCATTCTCTTCTTTAAGAATTGTGTTGAAAAGTATATCCTGTAAAAATGTCCTTCTCTGTTGAGAGTCTTTTTCAAATAGTGCATCTACTGAAATTTTTGTATTATATATATCACTATTTGTGTAGGAATCTTTAATATAAATATTTAATACAGGTTTTCCTTCTGCATCTTTTGTTATTACTGTCTCAAATTTTAATCTTGACTCCTGACCTCTAGGTTTTTGTAAGTTTAAGAATCCTCTAAATATACCATTTATTTTGTCCTCTATAAACTTACTAGCTGCCCTAACATCTTTATCATTTGATGATTTTATGTTTTTCCTAAGTGCTTCTTTAGCTTTAGTATTTGTAAATATCTCTCTTTCACATGCAACTAAAGCATTATGTACTAATGCTAAAGGTGAATCTTCAAATTCTTTACTAAATATGTTAATTTCACCCTTCTGTATTAAATCATATACTTCTGCTATATTATTACCTAAATAAGATGTATCATAGAAGTCATATGTTAACAGGTTACATATAGGCTGATTACTAGCACTGTTAGGTTCAATATAAGCAATCATTGAGAACTTATCCTCAGTTCTACCACTTTCATTAAGTTCCTTTACCTTTTCTTCTGTAACATTAAATTTTTCAGTATAATCTTGACCATTCCATGTATAAGATATTTTAAATACCTGTACACCATCTTCTACATCATACTTACAATTTACCTTTACAGTATTTAAACAGAAGTCTCTATAAGCAGCCTCCTCTCTTTCTGACTCTTCTAGATGAGAGTATTTACTTAGTATTCTTTCTCTGAGATTTGTAATTATACCATCCTTGTATTTTTGATATGTAAAATTCCATCCACCAAATTCTACAGGATTATTTGTATCACTGTATCTAATTACCCAAGATTTAGAATCGTCATTATTAGCAAGTAAATTATCTCTAATAGCATTTAGAATGTTAGCTTTTTCAGAAACACCCTGTCTACTATTACCTGCAATACCTACATATATAATGTTTACACCGTCAACTTCTACAGAATTTTTAGTGCCTTTAGGTACTATTACAGCTACAGCCAAAGGAAGATTATCATCATCGTAAGTAGCTTCAGCCTCATACAATTCAGAGTTCTTAACTAATATGAGTCTTACATCTTTTCTACTTCTAGTGTCTAGAAGGTATTTAATATTATCTTCTACTCCATTTTCTTCATACCATTTAGATTGAGCCTCTGTAAGTGCTGAATTTCCAGGAGGAATAACTGTAATAGTTGTACCTCTAGTACCATCTTTAAAATTTATACCCCTTTCATATTTTTTAACATCCTCCTTACTCTTGTTATCAAACAGTCCCTTCATTGAAGGATTTAACTCCGCTGCTGCACTACCTATAACTTGGTATGGTGTAACAGTATCAGAGCACATGTCAATCCACTTAACTACTCCATCTAAGAACTGTGCAAATACATCGTAAGTATCTTCATATATATCAGCTCTACCTTCAAGTACTCTAGCTAAAGTAGCAAGATCTTCCACAGATTTTAAAGATGTAGGTAATCCTTTTACTACTACAGTATCTACATCAATAGGTGCTGTCAGCATATTACCGTCAAACAAACATGCTAATTGATATACTTCCATAGGTGTTAGCTTAACATTCTCACCTTTAATAATTCTTGATACCTTACCAAAAATTATATCATACATATCTTTAGCACTTTCGTATACATCCCTATTAAAAAGATCATATTTAGTAGTCTTTCTTCTTGCAGGTCTGTCTTTATGTCCTGTATTAAATCTTGTATTAAAATCCTGTCTATTAGTTAATGCTTTATTTGCAGCATCTATACCCTTCTTAACTTCTGAAAGTATTCTATGTTGTTCTCTTTCTGTTACAGTATTCCAATCAACCTTATACTTAGTCTTAATAGTCTCAATAAATCCACCATCTGTAAATAAATTCTCAGCATCACTGAATTTATATCTATCATCCTCACTCCTCATCTGACCACTAAGCCTTTCTAGGACCTCCATAACAATACCTTTGGTTTTCTTATTTGATACTTTAATAGTTAGCTTTTGAAGCATTACTCTATTACTACGGGCTACAGATATTTCTTTAGAATATTTTTTGTAAAACTCTTTAGCTTTATCTTCCGTAATAACATGGGTTCCTATTATAGCACTTTCCTCAGGTGTCAGTACTCCAGTTTCAATTAATCCATCAAGACCTTTACTAAATTCCTCATATGTATTAGCAGTATTTAAATGTCCTGCTTTTCTTCTAGCACTTGTTATTAAATTATTTGCTAATACAGTATTTTGTAGTCTAAATATGTTAACAGAACTGCTTTCTAATCCATCTATAATAGATTGGTTTGCATCTAGTTTTTCCTGAATTTTTCCAGCATCTTCTATTGCACTTTGAACATGTCTACCTAAACCACTAGCTTTAAATTTATTAATAACAGCTTTTTGTTTTTCTGAAAATTTAGTTCTTCCCCTGAAGAATTCTGCTCTTTCAGATGGTGACATTTGAAGAATTTCAGTTATATTAAGTACTGGTGTCTCAGTATCTTTAAATTCCTTCAGTAGTTTAACAGCCTCTTTAGCTTCCTGTATAAGGTATTTGTTAGCCTTCTGAGCTTTTAATTTCTCCAATTCAGCTACAGCATTCTCATAAGTACCAAATTTTGCAACGGCATTCTTCTGCTCTTCTGATAATCCAGATATAGGTGTTTTATCTTTTGCAATAGACTTCTTAGTGAGAGCTTCTTTAATAATATCCTCTCTTTCAGCTAACATCTTCTCCCTGTTCTCTTGAGCCATATATGTATAAGCAATAGCTTCTTTTGTTCTATCATCTACTGCATATCCATAATCTATATCCATTTTAGATAGCATATCAACTACACCTTTCTGAACCTCTGCGAACTTATTTATATTCTTCTTAGCTTCTTCAAGAGCCTTTGATTTATCTTCTAAATATTCCGATTTATCACTAACATCAAGCAGCTCAATATACCTATCAGCAATCTGCTGTCCAAGTTCAGAATCTATGGTAGCATCTTGTAATTCTTTAATCCTTTTAAAGAATGCATCTCCTACAGTAGTGCCTTTAAGTTTTGCAAGTACATTAGCTTGTGCTACATACATACTAAACTCATTCTCTTCCATCTCAAGAGCATCTGCATTTACAAGAGCATTAAAGTATCTATTCATATACGAAAGTGCAGCCTCTGTACTACTAAGAGCTTCTACAAATTCAGGGTTATTTTCTAGATGTTCAGTTACAACTTGAACAGCTTTATTTGATTCTACTATATGTCTTCTTCTATCTATGGTATGGTAGAATATAGGACTTCTCCAAATATTACCTGCAACTGCTGAGAATTTTTCCCAACCATTTGTAGCTATTTGTAAATCTGCTTTCATCTTAGTTCCAGATCCAGCAAATCCTCCTAACGATCCAACGAATGCTCCTAAAGCACCTTGACCAAAACACTTCCAACCTTCCTTACTAAACCAAGCATCTCCAAAAGCTCCTGCTACAGCTGACATATTTTCCCAAATACCATAGCCTAGTGTAGCATCTGATTCTGCTCTATTACTATTATAGAAGTAATTACTAATATCTAATATTCCAAGAGCTTTCGCAGTTTCATCAGTAGCATAAGTATTTAACTCTTCAAATCCTTCACTGATAACATCTGTTAAAAATCTTCCAGTCATATTATATTTAGTAGCCTCTACCATAGGATTTCCATCAGTTATAACTGTGTTAAGTAGCCTTCCTCTACCATTAAGTCTTCCTGGAATTCCTACTCTGTCTGCAAGACTGCCTAGGCTAGGTGCTAGCACCTTACTAAAAAATAAATCAGTTACAGATACAATTACAAGGTCAACAGCCGCAGCTCCTGCAAATGATTGCCAAGCATTAGTTTCTATAGTCTGCTCACTCTGTTTGATAAAATCAGAATACTTAGTATCGCCCCAAACTTCTTTTGCTTTATTTAGTTCTTTATCTAGTTTTTCTACTAGGATACTATAGTTAGCATTAATCCACTCTTGAGTATATTCACCTTTAGCATAACCTTCTTTAAACTCATCTGATTGCATGAAAGTGTAAAACTCTTCCATCTCATCTAATATAGATGAGTTATTTTTTAAGTAATTGTATATTTCCTTATCATTAAATGCATTTTTAAGATCTTCAGGATTCAAAGATATTCCATAACCTTCTTTTAATGTAAAGTCATTATTTACCTTTTTTTGAATATCTTTATTAAGTAAATCTAAACCTTTATTTACTACACTATGATATACATCCAAACCATTACCTATTGCCTCAGGTGCTGCAACAAGAGTAGCAGCTCCTATTGTAGTAAGTATTCCAGCTGTCTTATTTATAGTATTAGCTGTAGTTTGTTTCATTACTTCTTTAGCTACTGCCTTAGCAGTTAATTTGCTAAATTGTTTTGTGCTCCATCTAGCTAGTGCTGTTGCTCCACCAGAAAGTATAGCAGCCGCTGTACTAAATCCTGTATCTCCCATAAAATTCCAGAATCCAGCCCAATGACCATCATATCTTGTAACATCTACACCATGTTCTAATGCTAAATCATACTGATCGTGGAATGGTAATAAACCTGTATTCTGAATACCATATCCCCATTCTGACATATTACTAGTTCCTATGTAAGCACCCCATCTTTCAAAGAATCCTAAATCCTTCATATATTCAGGGGTATCTCCACCAAACAAGTCATATGCAGCTACTCCAGTACCTTCTAGTACTCCTAAAAGATAAGCTCCAGTTGAGATTATGTTTTTCTTAAATCCTAAAAGAGCATGTCCCCAACCAGAGTCTGTATAGGCTCCAAAAGTAAGAGCATGTTGCCACCAAGGTAAACTTTCGTGTACTGTTACAACTTTAGGATTTAAAACTTCAGCAAGTTTACCTACTGCAGCTTCTTCACCATTAAGTGCAGAGTTTGCTAAGAAGTATGCCACCTCTTGTAGTTTTGCCATGTATTCTGCACTATTATAATCAGTATTTGAATAATTATCTTTATAATACTGGCTAACAGCTGATCCTAATTCATCATAAAGCTTTACATATATATCAGGATTAATTCTAATAGTTACATCTTTTACAGAACCATCACGCATAGGTACTTTAGTAGTGTAGGATCCTCCCATTATTTTTTGCAGTATCTCAGAATAATAGTCATCAGCGGTCTTTCCTTCAGCAGTACCAGTTGCTTTTTCTACATTAATTCTTTCGAAAAGATAACTTAACTCTTCTTGAGATAAAGCTTCTTTATTATACTCATCTCTAAGAGTTGTATATTCTCTCATTATTCTATCCTGCTCAGGTCCAGGTAGTTTACCAAAAGCTTCTCTTTGCTTTTTATGCTTTTCTCGTGTTGCTAACTCTTCTTTGTATAATTTAGATTTATCATACTCTTTTTTAATCTTCTTAAGTTCTGCAAGAGTTAAAGGTTTACCCCCTTGAACCCTACCTTCACTATTCATCATTTCTACCAACTCCTCTGAAGGTGTTAGGTTTTCCCAATCTAAATCTGAGTATTTTATAACATATTGAAGCATCTCATCTGGGACATCCATACCTAATATATCAGAATCAGATGTACCATACTTACTTGACAAAGTGCTATTTATTGATTTACCTGTTTGAGTAGCTTCAAGAGAAGCAAGTGTGTATCTTGCTTCTCCTGGATTATCATAGTATTTATCACCAGCATAATGATGACTGTCTGCAAATTCAACCTCATCCCTTATATAATTCATTGATCTAGGGTCTCCACTATACCTTCTCTCTACTATAGAAGTTATAGGCTTATCATCTACACCACTTAAAAAGGAATACTCTGGAAAAGCTTCTTCAAATAAGGGTCTTGTAAAATCGAACTCTAGACTATCTACATGTTCTGCTATTGGATCTTTTACAGGTACTAGAGGTACAGCGGGAGTATTACTATCATCATCTAGTACATTACTAACAGTTTCTTCTTCATTTTCAGTATCCACAGGTTTAATACTTCCAGCATTTGATACAGAGTCTATAGCAGATATTAATTGATCTAATGTTAATTTTTTAGCATACTCCTGATCGTAAGTACCACCAGCTTCTGTAGTCTTTTCACCAAATACTTTTCTTGCATAGTAAACACTAGGATCTTCTCCAGTACTTGCAAAATAATTATAATTATCATCCACATAATTATAATAATCTTCAGCACTAAAGTCTTTTATATTATTTAAACTGTTATTATATTTTCCTAGTTTTTGCTCTAGTTCTTTTATATTACTTTGAGGATTTCCCATATTAAATCTTATTAATTTCTATAAAGTATGCAGTAGTATTTCCAGTACCTGTCTCTTTAACTGTTACAGTATACCCATGTGCAAATAATCCTTTTAAATCAAATCCTAATTTCTTTGCAGCAGCATCAGCAGCTGTTACATACGCTGGACTAGTAGATGCACAGCTATTATTATCTCCATACCACTTATTAATAATGGCAACTGTTTTTGCATCACTCACTGCAGAAGGTACTGACGTAGTACTTTCATCCAAAGGATTATATCTTACTGTTTTAGTACCTTCAAATGAGTATTTAGCATTAACTACAGGATCTGTAAAATATTTAGAGTAGTATCTACGAAGATGCATTTCAGGGATTTCAGTTACACCGTCTGGTGCATAGTATTTACCATTCTTCTTTATTACTGTATAAGATTCTCCTGTTGCTGAATCTGTATATGTACTTGAAGTTAGTAAGTTGGTTGTATCACCAGTACTACTAGGATTTCTTGCTTCTTTTAATCTCTCTTCATTAATACTTCTATCTAATTCAAGATTAGTTGCTCCTGTAATTCCAGCATTATAGGCATCATGCAGTGTTTCCCTTATTCTTTCAATATCTGTATCAGAGTATCCTGATAATCCCATTTCTTCTATTGCATTATCCACTGTTATTTCTTCAGCATCATTACCTTCTGGAATACCTGAAGCAAAAAAGTCTGCTGACCATCTTTTAGTATACGATGTGTATAATTCTGAAAGATTTTGACTTTCAATAGCATCTGATAGTTCAATTTCTTCAAGAGGTACTCTTGAAAAATCTCTTTTATATATTACATCAGGTCCAGCTTCTGATGCTTGTTTAAATATAAGATTAGCTCTATGCTTATATTTATCCTCCATTGGTTTGTAAGTATTTATATACTCCCTTCTTAAATCTCTTAGAGACTGCATATCCAACATTCCTGTAGATGCTAGAGAGTCTGCTGATGTATTAAGCTTTTCTCTCCAATCTGAGTAGTTCCTATATAAATCAGCATCTACTTCAGAGTCTTTTATATTTTCAAGTACAAGGGTATCCTCTAAAAGTTTATCATAAGCATCTTGCTGCTTATCATATTCATCCTTATAAAGGACCAATGGTTTTAACCTTTGTTCTAGAGTTACTCCTGTATACTTTGGTGTTGCTTCTAAATATTTAGACATAACTAATTAACATTTTCTTTTTCTTTTACTCCTTCTAATTCTACCACCGTTAGCACGTATAGATCCTACACTAGGTACATATCCTCTATCTATTAACCACTTCTCTTGGGCTCCTGAATATAAAGTATTGCCTATTTCTCCTATATTTTCAAACATTGTTTTAATATTTGAGTTTCTAGTATTTGAAAGGTTTATAGCTTCAGTATCTCTCATTTCTAATTCTTTATGAACATTATCAAGAAGCTGTAAATCAGCAGCCTGATTATAGTGAGAAGCTGTAAGATCTGCCTGTGAGTTAAATTTATCTATCTCTGCATTATGTGCTAATACTTTTAATCTTTGTTCATCATTAGCTTCTAATGCTTGTCTATATATATCTCCACTTTGAGATGCTCTCTGATTATTCATTGCTAGTAAATCTACCATTGCTGCTGCCCTATTACCTGATGATGAGTTAATAGCATTTCTCATATTACCAGCTGCTAAATTATCAAGCTTTAACTGCTGTAGATTAACATCATAAGGATTAAATTCGGCATATCCACCTATAGGATTTGATTTTATCCTTCTTACATTTTTTCTAGACTTTGCTAATAAATCTGCATTTGTAGTATCAGGCTTTTGGAATAAACTAGCTAATGTAGTTAGAGTACCTCCTATTGCTGGTGCATATTGAAGTAAATTAGTTTTAGGGTAATCTCCAAGAGGTACTACAGGAGTATCACCCTCTGATTCAGGTGTCTCTGGCTTAGCACTAAAATAATGAGTAGTTACATTATCTTTAACTGAAGTGTTTAAGAATTTATATTTACCACTATTAGGGTCATAATCTGTTATTTCAGACTCTACAGGTAGTCCATTAGCATCAGCTCCTTTAAGGATATATCTTGTTACTGGATCTATAGCTACTGGTCCTTCAGTTTCATCTGCTGGCTGTAAACTTGCTAAATGAGTTTTATACATATCACCAACCATAGTATGGAATCTACCATATTTTCCATCCAAAGCAAGTCTTCTTGCAGTAGCAACATCAAGATCAGTACCAAAAGTATCCTTATATAACTTACTTAATTCTGCCCATTTAGCTGTAGTAGATAAGTCAGTATTGTTTATCCAATTCTTATATTCACTATTATAATCATTATTAGCAGCATCCCAGTATTCAAAATCAGTAATACTGTTACTAATAAGAGGAAGTTTACTACCATCATCAAAATAATTAGCTAACATTCCACCATGGGCATATTGTTCAGGCATTTCTTCTTGAATTTGTTTATATGCTCTAGGTGTTCTTTCTGAGAATTGGGCTTCTGGCATTTGAGCACCTTGATTTTCCATAGCCATTTGATCACCTTCTCCAGGAACCTCTTCCTGCATTTCTTGAGGTTCTTGTGGCTCTTGTATAGCCATATGTCTTAACATTCTTAGCATCCTAGCTCTTTCCTTCTTCATTCTAATTTCCTCTTGCATCACGGTTAGTTTAGTGAGTCCATCTACTAGTGTATTCTTAGATATGTTATCCATAGGCCTTAATTCTGATTCCTCTTGAATCTTCTTAGCTGCTTCTGCAAATGTTAGTCCTTCTAATTTAGGGTCTAAATGCATTCCTTCTAATTGCTTAGTAGTAGGTTTAAGTCTGTTAGAGTACACATAGTCATTAAATATAACTTCACCTTCCTCTACTAAATTAGGAACACCCTGTGGGTCTATTCCCATAAGAACTCCACCTAAAGGATTTCTTTCATGAGTATCTCCTTTATTAATTGTTACTACACCATTAGACCAGTCTCCTGACATCATTTGTCCACCATAAGCATAGTAATTACCAAAGCCTTTGTATCTTGATTTTTTATGTTTCATTTTAAAATTCTTAGCATTAACTTTTGATTGGTCATATATATCAAGCTGTCCACCTTCTGCTGCTAGATTCAATGCAGCACTATTAAACATTCCTTGACCTATATTTGATGCATTCAATGCAAAGTTTTGCATGTATTGCCTATTAGCATTTTCAGCCTTTGCATTAAGTAAGTTAGCCTCTCTTCTTGCTTTAGCATTACCAGAAAATATACCAGCTAAACCACTACCTAATCCAACAGCAGCACCTGCTATAGCTCCCCAAGGACCTCCAACTTGAGCACCTGCTGCAGCACCACTAAGAGTTCCTGAGATAGTATTCATAGCCATCTCACCACCAGTAGCTCCTCTAACATCTTTTTGAGAAAAGTCACCTGATTGTAATGCATATGGATTATACCCAGCAAGTAAAGAGTCATAGCTGTCATATGCAAATTCTGTATTTGCTGTATCATTTATACTGCTATGTATTCCACCAGTATCTGCTATTTGAGCATTCTCAATTCCAGCATCTGCTATACCTGTAATACCTCCAGCAAGTTCTGAAATTGTACTACCTAAGTTCTCAGCTTTGAATGCCCTTTGAGCTACTTCTTTTGATTTTTTATTCCAATTAGCCATTTCTGTATTAATTTATTGTGCAAATCTAAACATTTATTTTATAATTAGCAAGTATTTTAATTAAAAATTAAGGGAATGAATAAAAAATTTATTCACTCCCCTAAAATCTACTTAAAGTATTTCACTATAAGATTATGGAATACCATCTTCTTATTAGTAGGACTATTAGACAATCTCAAATGCATCCAAGGACTTCTAATCCTATCTTGTTTGAATTTAGAATTATCATCTCTAGGAATTTGAACTCTCCATATTCTAAACTTTTTAGCGAGAGGTCCCATTAGTTTTCTGCTAAGAGTAGAAGAACCTCTTTGATAAGAGTTCCATACATCTAACTTATTAAAAGGAACATCTTCATCAGATTCAGTATGAGGACTATTTATATCATCTTCTGGGTCTAGAATGTCAGCTATAAATTCTATATTAGTAAATGTCTTATCAATATAAGGTTCTGGATTTACTCTATATTCTACCCAATATCTCATTGGACTGTTATTAAGTCCAACACCATATTCACCTTTAAACATCTCATAGAACTTATCATTATAAATGAAAGAACTTCCATCGTTATTAAAAATAAATGATGATCCTTCATAATCAAAGAATGAAGAGAATCTATTTAGATCTTCATTAAATACTAGACAAGCATCAACATCTATTAAATAGATATCATGAGTTATACCATCATAGAATGATTTAAAATACTGTATATCATTATTCTTAAACCAAGATGCCATACCTTGACTAGACACATCTACTATACCGTCCTTACTAAATTTACTAAAAGTCTTATTTAGTTCATCTATAAAGTACACACCAGTCTTTGTTGAGACTATACTAAATTTATTCCTACATCCATAATTATTAGTTATATAGTCATAACCAGTAACCTTATTATTATTCTGTATCTCTACAGGAGCACCAGATTCTGTTGAAATTTGAACTCTTTCATTGTACTGAATAGTGGATATTCCTTTTTCTTGGAATGCTACTATATTATCATTCACATTTAGAAGCTTTGTTACCCTACCATACGAACCATCAAGATATATAGATGAATTCAAAGTAATTCCTGTCCAAGAATCTATATCCTCAGTAGGACTCTTAGTAAGTGACCATGTTATCTGATTACTAAATTTATTAAGTTTAAACTTTTCATCGAGGACATTATATCTAAACACATTATCATCTTGTGTATATGAAGTATTAAGTAGTCCAAAGTTAGTAGGTCTTGAATTTAATAGATTATCATTTCCCCTATTAACATCACATCTGCCATCAAGATTAATATGAGTTTCTACCATAAATGATGTTATATCCACTACTTTATTAGTAGACTCTTCAGTAAATGGATATGTTTTCATACAATCCCATCTTTGATAGTAAGTATCACCCTCCATCTGTTTAGCAGTTTCTGTAAATTTAGTAGAGTCTGATATTGGAATCCAATTTATTTTCTCTAGATCATTTTCTTCATATCCACCGTATAAACTATGATATGGGATATTTCTATATAATTCAGCCATATATAAATATGGATATTCAGGAGTATTAACATCTATTATTCCTTCTTCATATATGGTTTTAGTTCCCCATACTATAGAATTATTTCTAAGTTTTAATACATTTTTCAGTTTTACATTATTCTCATCATCATCTGAAGTAGTAAATCCAATCATTGATATTCCATAAGTATTAGTTGTTGTTTCTATTCCTCCAACATCTTTTACTTTCCTATACTCAATACCAGATGGTGTACTAGACAGTCTAAATGCAAAATTAAAAGTATTAGGTGCTTTATTTTTTGCAGATGTTACAAGTGCAAAGACAGTATATCTTTTTAGCTCTTCTGTAAAATCAATACCACTATCCTCAAGTTTAGCAATCTCCTTATCAAGATGTGATATAATTTCATTTTCATCCCCACCATTAACAAGGTAGTGTATGCCCAAACATTTATATCTAGGATCTATACTTATATCATCCCATGGAAATTCTATACTAGCATTCTCGTCAAATTTAAAATCAGGATAAAGTTCATGTATTCTATTTGCAGTTTCATTTTTAGTTCTAGGCAGTATATTAAATACTCCACTATCAGACTGCAATGCAAAAACAGCATGAGGAGTTGTTTTATAGTTGATTCTAACAGGATCATACTGTTTTATCACTACCCTTCTATTTTCATCATAATCTAAGTTATTACGTACATTATAACCTTCCTCTGATGTAATTAGCCTATCATAATTTCCTTGATAATAAAGGCTACCTTGTATACTATCTATATTTTTTAAAGTAACTTCATCACTATTAAATAATACTACTCTAGATGCTCCAGATGACCATATAAATTTATCTTCTAAATATTCAGTAGCATATGAATATCTTTGTGTAGCAAAGAGTTTATCTTTAAGTTCAGCTTTTACTGTATCAAATGGTTTCTTATTTTCTCCATCTAATATAAAAGTATTCTGGTTTTGCCCAATAATTGAACCTTCTTTATTCCACATATGCACCCTATATGCCACTGTATCTCCTGATGCATATATAAAATCTTTTAAATCATTTGGATGTCCCTTAGTCCATGCAAAATCACTATAGAAATCTCCAGTAATTAAAGTCTCAGGTCTACCCTTAAAGTTTGGATAACTTTTACTTTTTACAGTAACTCTTGCATAAGGAGATATACCTACTGTACTTGTAGATAGTGAAGCATTACTAAAACTACCTGTAATAGGAACTATTCCAACTATTCTAAATGATAAATTAGCATAATCTACTAAATCTTGAACATCTTCAAGTTCAGGAGAATTAAATGTTACTATAGAACCATCTACATAGTAATTACTCTGTTTTTTATACACATCGAAAGCAGTATCTTTAATAGCTGTCTTTGGTATATAAAAATGAAATCTACTTACATCACCTTCTACACCAAATGCATCATTAAATGATTCATCTATTCCACCTGATGGATTAGAGTGTGTGGGAGTTCTTCCTAGGAAATTTTTCTCTTCCATATAAGAATTCATGTTTAAACCTAATGTTACAAACACATTAAATAATGTGTTATAGCATTGATTCCAAGTATTATTATTCTCATCTACCCACTTTATATTTTTTGCACCATCCCTAAGAGATAATAAATCCTGTGATGTATAATTTTCTACATAAGATGTTGCATATACCGCAATCTGAATCTTCTTATACTTAGATAATCCTACACATATTAAAATAGCATCTCCTATAGAATTTGTAGAATTAGTATCTACAATCGGAGGTGTTGATTTGTCTAAACATTGAATTTCAGAATTAGCACTTGAATTAATTCCAGTATCACTTAAGTGTTCCCAAGAAGCATTACCTCCTCTAGGTCTCATGACCCAAGATGCAATAGAGTATGGTTTGTTATTAAACCTCTCTTCATAATTAAACATGGTAGGGCATACTACTCCCTGGGCTACTATACTTCTATTGGTGTAGTTTGTTTCAGCCATTAGAATTCTGTAACTCAAGAATGTATCTTTAACTACTTCTTGAATATTATCAGGAAGTGTAAATTCTACATCAGGTACATTAATCTGGTTATAGCTACTAGTATATTGTGGGTACAAAGTACACTTCTTATCTCCTATCCATATAGGAGTTGTCCACTTACCTGTTTTAGATAAAAATTGAATGGCAAATCTATAAATCTCACCTCTTTTGAATGTCTTAAACATTCTACTAGAGTAATTTATCTGCTGGCTGTGGTCATACTCACTCTCTAATTTAGGTCCTGTAAAACACTTGTATACGAAATTTATTCCATTTGCCTCGTAAAAATCATCTATTTTAGATATAAGAGTTCTATTAATTTCCTCTTTTATTTTTGGATCTAAAGCACTTTCTACAAGCTTTATATCTCCCATAAATAAAGTATCATTCTTCTGTGTTAGAGTTCCAGCGATGAATGATGTTCCTCCTATAAAATATAAAATATTTGGATCTATAGTTTCTTGGGATATATTATTATCAACCACAGTTACTTTATCATCTGATATTTGTGCATCTGCTACTATATTAAGCTCTATAGGACCATTCTTAGATGTTCTTTTAGCTGAATATACTCTTATATAATCAAATGATGTATCTATATTTGATATGCTAATATCAAAACTACAAGTAACTACTTCATCAGCCTTAGCTCCTCTATCTTCGTAAGATAGATATTGTAATGCAGAACTAAATACTATACCAGTCTCTGCACCATGTTTATTATAGTACGATACAAAATATTGAATAGTTCCACTTGGAAATAATCCTATACCGTTATAGTCTTTTTTAATTTTTACTTTAGGTAGCTTGTTAACAGTAGGTGTAAAGTCAAATTGCGTATCTAATCTATTGTAGTTATTTTCAGCCATTATATTTATGACTCTAGGAGGGTTATCACTATCTACCCAATATACCTTTTGGATATCCTCTGATTCATAATAATATAATGTTTCTATTTCATTGTGGGGTTTTATATTTAATTTACCTTGATATAATAATACTCCACTACACCCATTACTGCCTACCTCTAGTCTATATATATAGTTTATATCATTTCTATCGTGTGTAAATAGAACTAGATATTTTCCAGCAATACAATGACCTGCATAATTACCTAAAATACCTACATGACCTTCTGTATCAGTAGGAGCATCTACAAGATTAGTATAATATATAAAGTAATCATCACTAATGTATTCAAACTCATCTATAGAATTTAAACTTACATATGCCGCATTTATTTCATACTCATCATTACTCTCATATCCAGATGGCCAATGTGTCCAAGTAGTTCCTTTAGGTAGCATTCCATAGTTCCTCTCACCATTCACATAATGTATTACATATACATTTGACTGTACTGGGTATTCTATTCTTACATCTATAGAGTCTCCATTTTTAGATAATGTAATTTTATTCCTCTTTAACTTCTTTGTTACAAGAGTGTCTAAAGGCTTAGGTCCTCTCTCATTAGTTACAGACAGCACAGTACTATCATTTGATGCTGACAATCTTATATTGTAGTTATCAAACGCAAATGTGTGCTCTGCTTTACTAATAACAGAGTCTTTATCCATTCCTAGGTTTGTAAATTCTTTAACTTCAAAAGCCATAATTACCTCCTTATGATTACTTTATCTCCCATATTAGCATAACCATTGCTGTGTAAGTCTGTAGGGGAGAATATATTATTAAGTATATTAAGCACTGTTTCTGCTTTATCTAGAGTAAGTCTATTAAACTCTGATTGACAAGCACCTACTGCCCAACAATACTCCTGGTCTGCTTTTTCTAAAATATTACCTGTAATTTTACCACAATCAAATAATACTGTGAAATGCTTATACTTAATATAAGCTTCTATAGCCCTTATAAATTTAGCATTATCTGGAAGTACAGGTAATCCACATTCATCAGTTTCTATAGCTAAGTAAGCTATTTCTATGGTAGTATCCTTCTCAGATGTAAAAATGTAATTACCTTGAACCTTATAAGTATAAGGTGCTGAGTGGACTTTATTACTACTCTTATGGAATGTATCAGATGTATATCTATAATACACTACTGGATTAGTAGTAGTTCTAACCTGAACCATCTCCATATAGTCACTAGGTAATTCACCTTTATAGTTTTTGATTTCAACTACTGCAGTATTCTCCATAAATGCTGTTGGAAGTCCAACTATTTGAAGGAAGTCTACAGCATAATCAACTATAGCTTCCATAGATAAGTCAGCCATCATAGGATGTCTTCTTACCTTATCTATTAATTGTTTTATGTTTATAGATCTATGTTCCATATTAATTTACTAGAAAGGCATCTACCTTTTTATTAATTATATTTGTTTTTAACTTCTGTTTTAAATCCCTATTAACCTTAAAAGTAAAGAATGATTTGTTATTATAATTAGCAGTACTTTTCTTATAGTATACTCTAAATACTTCAGGTACTTCCATTCTTACTTTTCTTTTTTCTTTGAAGGATTCCTTATCCTCATACCAAAGATTTAATGTCTCATCCCAATCTATAGGAAGGTTAGTTATCATTTTACCATCTTTAAAAGAGACAGATGTTTTAAACTTCCTAAGTTCAAGTCTTCCCATTCTACAAGGAAGATTTATATCTTCTCCTAATGCTAAGGACTCTTGTAGAATACTGTTAATATATCTAATAACTCTTCTAAAATCTTTTTCACTAAGAGATTTGGATTTTTTAGTGTAGTATCTAAAAGCCTCTCTCATTCCAAGAGAGGCTGTTATCTTATGTTCTTTCTTAGTATTAGATCTTTTTATTGATGTCTTAAAATCTCTAAGCATCCTTAGCAGTTGTTTGAGTATCCTTTACATACCTATCCTTCATATTCTGTCTTACAAATGCAGCAATATTAGCAAGGTCATCAGATGCATTATTATCTCTATCTTTAGGTCTTAATGTAGATCCAAGAATATCTTTAACCACTAGCTCTAATAAATTAGGAATTAAAGCCTCTTCTATAGGGAAATTATCCTCCTCTTCTAAATCTGAACAATCTTCAAATATAGCCATTATATTTGCTGATGTTAGTTTTAAAGCACAAGTATTACTTCCTGATTTAATGTATATTTTATTATCAGGACCTATTGTCCAATATATAAATTTAGACAACCACTTATTATTACCAACTACTTCAAATCTAGACATTGGTACTTTAGTAAATGTATAATTAAAAGGTCCACTATTTGTATACATTCTTGGAATACCTAAACTTATAATAGTAGGAAGTTCTGAAGTACTTACTAAAATTTTTTCAGAAGTTAATGAGCAATCACAAACCTCATTTCCTTCTTCATCTGTATAACATCCTTTAGAGCAAACATCTACATCGTGTTGGTAATCTTTTGTTGTAAAAGATAAAGTCTTAACTTGATAGTTAGACTCTGGTATAGTTCTTCTAGGGTCCTTCTCATATCTTTGTTTAAGAAGGAATGCTCTATATACTCCCAATAAATACATTACATGGTTCTCATTGATAGTAGAGTCATCACTCATTATCTTTACTAAATCGACAACCATTGAAACTAATTCTGAAACTTTTGACATAACAGTACTATTAAATAAAAAAAAATTCTTGCTAGCAAAGATATATATAATATCTTAAACTAACAAGAATTTAAACAATTAATTTATGTAGAATAAATTATTATGCTGATTAGTTAGGAGTCTGTCCAGTTGTAATCATAGTCTTAATATAGTTAAGACCCTGTTCTACATTTGATCCTGCCTCTGATACAAAGATAAGATCCTTCTCGCTCTTCTGATTAGAAGCATTAGGTCCTACATAAGCATAGTGAATAGTAAGGATATCATATCCATTAGCAGACTTAGGGTTAACCTTAGCTACATAATCAGGAGTATCAGGCCATCCAACAAGAGCATTAGAAGTACCTCTCTCACCCTTGCAGAAATACTCAAGGTCTGCAATTCTCTTTGAGTTAGGAAGGCCTTCTACAATCTCTCCTTGAAGAGGCATAAACTTATAATATGCTAACCAAGCATTTTCATCCTCTCCATCAAGAGTTATTGGTGCAGTATGCACATCAATAGTCATCAGAGTCTCTGCAAATCTACCAAGTGACCAATAAGGAACTGGTTCTACAATACAGAATCCCTCTGCAGTTACAGCAGTCTCATAATTAGCCATAGTGATCTTTACACCCTCACCTGTGTAAAGCTCATAAAGAGGTGAATACTCTACATCAAGGTTAGCTAACATATTCTTAGCTAGTGCCTTAAGAAGTGTTGCAGGGTTTTCATCAGTAGCCTTTGCTGAAAATACCTTAGAATAAGTATCTTCCTCTCCGAAGCCTCTGTATACAAGAGTCATTACATACTCCTCACCCTTTACTGGCTTACCACCATTAACCTCAGAGCTAAGAGCTACAGGAAGTCCCTTTCTATAGAGAACATTATCCCTAGCAGCTGACTCTGTAATTGAGAGAATGTTAGCCTTCTCTATAAAGTCAGTTACATCAATAACTTCACCCTCTTCATTAAGAACCTGAATAAGGAATCCCTTTACATCATCAAAGTTTTCTGGGTTACCACCAGGAACTATAACCTTCTTTACTTCAGCTGCTTCATTCTCTCCTAGTACAAACAGCTGCATTACTTGATTTGTTGAAAAATTCATAACTTATTTAATATTAAAATTGTTATATATGTTTTATGAAGCCCATGAAGCTTTTGCTAAAGCTACTGCTTGCATTAAAATGTTTCTATGAACTGACTCTGGTAATTCAGTATTTAAACCATCAGAGTATTCACTATAAGGCTTTATCTCATCAGCACCTGGAAGAACTATAGGCTTAGGAAGCCTTATGTACCTTACAAGATATTCTTTAATAGGATTAGCTGATATAACCTCAATCTTATCTCCTGCAATTAATCTAACTGCTCTATTTTTACTAGGGCCTCTAAAAGGATTTTTATGAATATTGAAGAATTCATCTTGAGTAGTAGGCACTACTAAAACTGCTTTAGTAGCAGAAGGTACAAGAGATCCAGTTTTTGTATAAACTGAAGCGGACTCATAAGTAATAAACATTACATCATCTGGAAGATTAAATACTGAACTGTAATGTTTACTACTGAGAAGTATTGATGGACTGTTAGCAATTTTATCCTTTTCAAGATACTTCTTTTGAGATACAAGAGTGTTTAAATACTCTGTAACTTCTTCAGTGTTTTCAAAAGACTGTTCTAAATTACCCTTATAATATTGCTTTACAATAGCTTCTTGAGCCTGTGTTAAGAATATACTCTTCTCTAGTTCACTTAATCCAGGAGCTTGATTAGATGTAATATTATTATATAGAATATCAAACTCTAAGCTAAATTCTTCTAAAGTCATATTATTTTAATTTGTTTTCAATGCTGAATTTTATTTCTTGATTCTTCTTATTAGCAAGATACTTAGCAGCTATTGTAAAGGTAGGCTCCTCATTGTTGTCACACATAGGAGTTCCCTCATAGTAATGCCATGTGCCTCTCTTAGTAATAATATTAGCATCAACAGCTCTTGTTATAATTACCTTTGCTGGCAAATAAGGGTCTTCGAGAATCTTTAAGAATCTTATAGGATCCAACTCAATCTGTTCAGCACACTTTCCTTTGAGGAAATCTAACTGAGTTTTGTGATCTACAGGTCTTCCTGTAACTGTCTGTATAATACATCTTAAAGTATCTAAGTCATCCTTATATGCTAAGTATAGCTCCATACACCTCTCCTTTGATTTAACCTTACTTGAAGTTGTATCAAGAACTTCCTTATCAGAAATAAGGACAAATCTATAAGTCTCCTTATCATTATTATTGAGGTCCTCAATAGAAGGAGCTACATAATCAGTATTAGCTAAAAGAACTTTATAATCAATATAACCCTTAGGGGTTGACAAATCAAGAATGTAGTCTTCCTTTGAGAGTCTAACCTGATAGTTTTCCCAGTAATTATCCTTAGCATTGTGAACTGAAAGTGCATTAGTTTCTAAACCCAATGCGTATTCAAGGAAATCCTTTTCCTCTCTTGTAAGAGGGTTCTTATAAGAACCATTTCTTAACACAGGTAGTACAAGGGTAATAACAGCTCCATCTGCTAAACCTCCATAAAAGGGGTGATGCTTATCAGTAATTCCAGTCTTCTCTCTTGGAATAAATTTAACAGTTATCCTTTCATTTCTTAGACAGTTAATTAGCTCGTCCTCATCATGAACAACTGCCTTTGCTACAGACTTCTTTGTAGTCTTTTTGGTAACCTTTACAGGAACCTCTGGCTCTTCAGCACTTAAATCTAAATCTATATTTTCAAAATCTCCCATACTTTTTTTTCTCCCTTTAAAAAAGAAGGGAAGGAGGTTTTAATTTCTCCTCCCCTTATTTAATTACGCCTTAAGAATTGAAGGTATAAGTGCAACAGTTCTAGTTGGATCTAATACACAAACACCAAACTGTCCCATTCTGTGTACCTCAGCCTTATCATCAGTAAATGACATGTAAGGATTATCCCACTGTCCAGTGTAAGGGTTTCTAATACCCCATCTGTAGCTTCTGCCCTCAGTAGGCTGACCCTTAATACCACACTTGAAGATATTTGGCTGACCCATAGATCCCTCAAAGAAGATATCCATTCTGTGAGACATAGCCTTACCCTCACCACCTGGGAAATCAATCTTGTTATTTACAGGATCATCGTAGAAGTCATCTACCTCAACCTTAACTCTAATATTCATTGGTCCAATATACTCAGTAAACTGTGGATTAACTGCAGTATATGTACCCTCACCATTTCTCTTAATTATACCAAGGCTATCACCATTGTAGTCAAACATAGTCCAACCTGAAGCCTCAGCCTTTACTGCCTTAGAGAAGTCAACTGCACCCCAGCTACCTGTTCTAATGAGGAATGATCTCTCATTAGACTCCATCTTAGTAGATGCAATAGTTAAGAGAATGCTCTCAAGATACTTAAGAGAGAACTTATTGAAATAGAATACATTACCTCTCTCAAGCTGTGCATAAAGACCATCACCCTTTCTAATAACCTCACCTGACTTACCAAAGTTCATGTAGTCACCATTCTCGTTTCTGTTAGAAACTGACCATGCATAGAGGTTATTCTTATACTCTCTCCAAGTCTGCTCAAATGTATACTCCCAAAGGTGCATCCACTTATTAACAGTAGTCTTAACCTGCTTACCATTCTGATTAACAGTTACAGGAACACCCATAGCAATCTTCTTGTTGTAAACATCACCAGAAGCCTCATCATGAATTCTAATCATAGAGAACTCATTTCTCATCTTAGAAGGAGTAGTATATCTAACACCACCAACTTCCTTAGAAAGGCCTCTTTCTACAGGAGCAAATGCATAAGAGAATCTCTCACCTGCAAGGAGTCTCTCAGCAGGCATACCCTTTCTAGAACCATTAGCAAGCTCTACAAGATATACATACTTAGTACCCTCCATAGTTGGCTTACCCTTAATTAACATTGGATAAACATGATTGAGTTCACCAAAGATTTCCTCACCATCAAAGAACCAATGCTCATTAAATACAAGGTAGAACTGCTCTCCACCTGCACCTACCATACCCTCAAATTCAGGAGTAATAGTCTCACCAGTCATTGTTCTTGCCTCTACAAGAGGAATGTTCCTTCTTGCTGATCCAATAACATCCCAGTAAAATTCAGTATCATCCTCGAATTCTTTAGTAGGGTACTTGCTAAGTACTGTTTCAAGTGAATTACCAAAGTTTCTAGCAAGGAGCTGAATCATAAAATTAGCAACACCTTGTGGGTTCTTGCCATAGAGACTGTCAATGTGATTTCTCTTAGTAATCTCTGTAGCCCAACCCTCAAAAGTCTTAGTCTGAAATTTTTGTAACTTTACCATAAGTTAGTATTAATTAATTATTATAAATCAATGGACACATCTCCGTTGAAATAAGAATCTTCTCTATTACCACCTACAAGTCTCAGACTTCCATCAGAGTTTCTTTGGGTGCTGTTAACTACTTGTTCCAACTTTTTTAGTCCAGCTTTTGTTACTTTTCTTTCTACAGACTTTGTTAAGTTTCCAAGAGAAGTGAATCCATCAGTAAGTACATAGAAGTATGCCATATACTTATCAAACTCATCAGGATGTTCCATTTCATACTTGTCAATCTCTGACATGTATTCACCAGTTTCCTTATCCTTATAATAAGGCTTGGTTAGAACTTCAAACACTCTCTGCCTAGTCTTCTTGTCAACTTCAAGCTCACCAAATGCTTTACTCTCTTCAAGAATACTCTTCTTAAGATTTGTCTTTCTAGCATTTAGTTCGTCAATTTCCTTTTGCTTAGCTGCTCTTGCCTCTGATAGTAAAGTATTATACTTACCTTTAAAGTGCTCTTTGTTACTTGATAAAGCTTCAATAGCATCTTCAACATCAGTACCACTATCAAATGCTCTCTTAACTAAGTCAGCGGCTCTTTGCTGTGAGAAGCCCTTGTTAATATAATCATTGTATATTAACTGCTGTCTTAGCTTAATTCCATTGTCAGACTCGTCCTTGATATGTTCTTTAGTAATACTATCAAGGTACTTAATAGTCTTCTCCATAGAACTAATAGCAGAAGGCTGCACACCATCATTAAGAGCCTGAGAAATTCTCTTTTGCTCTTCATCAAGTAATGATTGGTTGTGCTTCTTGAATAATTCCATTAAGTCTGCAGCAGACTTACATTCCTTAACTTCGTCTGTAAGGTCAGAAAAGAAACCCTCATCCATCAAAGCTTCGGCAATGGAAGAGTAGATTGAATCGGGAGAAGTATTTTCCTCAGCTTCAGAGGATTCTGGGTTCCCTTTACTACCTTTATTATCTTCATCACCACCTACGCTCTCTGGATTATCACCACCAAATAAATCTTCTAGTGTTAAATCCTCGGTGTTAATATTATTGTTAGATTTCTTATTCTCCTTTTGTTCAGGAGGAGTTTCCTGTAATTCATTTGATTGCTCAAGTTCAGCAATCTCATCATCAGACAAGATCGCTTCTAAGCTTAATTCTCCAAAATCTTCCATAATATCTCCTTTATTAAAATATTTGCAAATATATGGTAAAATAAAAACAGAATCAATAAGTTTAACGATAAATTAAGTAGTACTTAAAATTTTCTTTATTATATAAATAAGAATAGTGGATAAGGTTTCCCTTACCCACTACTGTTATAGGTCTTGAAAATAGTTCCATAATTTAGAACCCTTGTCATAATCTACATCTTTAAACCAGAAGCAGATTGCAGATTCAATTATTTTACTATCTATATTAGATCCAAACCAAGATTTAAATAACTTAGAGTAGTCATGGTACTGAGCATTAATAGCTACATAAACATCTTCAGGAGTTATATCAAGGTGATACATCTTCTTATATGTTTCACATACACTATTAGCTTTGAACATTGAGAAGTGTTCTCCTGATACTACCTTGTTATTATCCTCCATATGATGCATAGATTCTACTATAGATTTAGCCATCTCCTCATCAAAATGCTCTTCTTCTATTTGAGGCATATAATGCTGGCTTTGAGTATAGTTTCTCATATATCTCCTTCCTCTAGCATTATGGATTTCAGTATCCATTTTACCACTTCTTATATATTCAGTTAACTTAGAGTTGAACTCTGGGTCCATTTTACTCTTAGTCTTTAAAAGTTCCATCAATAAATAGTCTTCCATATCAGTTGCTGTTTATTAAGTTTTTTAATTCTTCTAGATCAGATGTATTGATAACCAACCTTCTATCTGTCATAGGTATATTCAATATGATGCTACCTTTACCAATTATTATATCTCCGATAGCTTCTGTTTGGATTGTGTATGGTTCCATATTCTTTATATTATCAATCATCTCAGGCAATATGCCTTTTACATCTATATCACCATTTACATCTGCTAGTATAGAAAGTTTTGAATGTATCTTACTAAAATTTACATTTATAACTCTCTTAATAACAGGTTTAAATAGTTGTAGCATAGGGTTAGTAGTGCAAAAACTATTAAGTTTGGTATCTACAAATTCTCCAAATAACTTATGTAGTGTATCTATATTCATAATTATTTTGCTTTAATAAATTCTTCGTATGTTATATTAGGATTGTTTTTGCTGTACTCCCTAAACCTCTTAAAAAGTTCTACCTCTCTATTTGTTTCTTCTATTATAGTTGGTTTCATTTTTCTTATTATATTAAGTTGCTCTTGTAGTAGTTGTTTTCCTTCAGTGGTATTTTCAATTCTAGCTTTTACTAAGTTTATTATTTCAGTGTTAACCAACTCTTGTATTCTTGTATAGGTAGCTATGTATTCTTGATTTTCAAATAATCTAGATAATTGATCTTGGGATAGAACTTTTATTTCAGAATCTATTGAGTCCCATAGTACAGATTGCTGTATAGCTTGAGGGTTCAGTTGTTTCATAGACTCTAGAGCTTGTTTTCTAGCTTCTAGTTGTCTTAACTGCTCTTCTATATTATAGCTTGGTGTACCTAATAATGGGTCTCCTCCAATAGTAATTTGGTTTATTGGCATCATATTGAATAGTTAAATTAAGCACCTGCTTCTGCAGCAACTACCATAGGACAACCACATCTGTTAGCACCAGCATAACCAGTTATAGTTGGGGTGCTAGGAAGTACTACTTGACCGTACAGCACATTGCAGGTTTTGCTGTTTGTATAATTAATGCCTGCAGTAAATGCTTTGTCAATCTCACACTGGATGAGTTTATCCTGATAAGGTCTGATAGCAGAATTAATAGCAACTTGAGCCTTAAGGTCACATAGCTCTTTTCTAATAGAGTCATCTTCATCTCTAGTACTCTTATAAAGGCTGAATACTTCGTTAGTTAATCTAGCATTAGTTAAATCATTAGCATCTCTCTGTGACTTGTATAGTCCAAAGTCTGCATCAATCTGACTCTTGTATACTCCAAATAACTCAGAGTTGAGAGTCTGTCTGTCAGTAAATCTCTGACTTTGATCTAATAGAGCATAATCATAGAGTGCCTTTTGAGCATTAAAAATGTCAGTACTCTCTTTAGCCCAAACATCAAATGCTGTAGGAGCTATAGGAGAACCTCCAACAGTATTAATGTTTACATTCTCAGGAGAAGAGCCCCCATTTCCAAAAAGGTTAAATCCACCATTTCTACTAAGTGCAAGTAGTCCTAATGCAGTACCTGCAATTCCAAGGCCTAAACCAGCACCTGCTACTCCTCTTGAAGCAAAAGGAGCATGTCCTGTATTCCACTTATAGTTATCGCAGCAGCCATAGTGCTTCTGCCAATACTCTACAGGAACTTCTTTTACAGTCTCTTTTTCAATAATGTCCATAGTTTTTCAGTTTAAGTTTTAGGTTTTTTTTCTTTCTGTAAGCTTACGACTGCAAACATATGTAACATTTTTCACAAAAACTAATTATACCAAAAAACCCTACCTAGATTACTCTAGATAGGGTTTTTCAGGTATTTTTATTCCAATGATACTTTTAATTTCCTGTCATATTTCTTAAGATATTCATCTAAATCTTTTTTATACCATACAGGACCTTTACCAGGGACTTTATGACCTTTAGGGAGAATACCGTTATTAACCTTAGAATCAAAAGAAGATCTGCTTATCCTTAAGTATTGATAAGCTTCTGTCCTACAATACTCTTTCTGCTTTTCTTTATTAGCATTTAAAGTATCTATGATATCTAGAAATTTATCAACTACTGTGCACATATCTTCTTCTGTAAGGTTAGAGTTAGATATTAGGAACTCCCTCAAAGAAGTATCAAGTAATTTATTAATGAGATTTCTCATATTGTGATTATATGCTTTTATCTTTTAAATATAAATATAGTGCTATAGCAATACTTAAACCAAACAGTATACTGTGTATTACTATATATAACCAAACATCTACAGATATTTCAAATTCATATCCTATTATACTTAACAAATCGGTAATTAATATATAATGTAATGGTAGTCTGTGGTACTCACAAAACTGAAATACATAAGAAGAAATATACATAAACAGTAGTGGAATAAAAGACATTCCTGCAAGATAACTCAATGAATTTAAATTAACACCAGTTAAATTAAGTATAATATTAATAAAGTAAATTAAAGCTATTAAAGAAGGTAATATCTTTAATAGCTTAATCTCTATGAAATACAAATTTCTATTTAGCTGTCTTGATTTTTCCTCCACACTTATAGGATTGTTTAGGGTTTTTAGTTACTCCTGCTCTAGGTATTAGTTTAGGAGCTATTGTTACTTTTCTAGCTTTAGTTTTCTTTGCCATAATTATTACTCTTTAACATCCTCTAAAGACAATTTACCTTCCAGTAAATCATTCAAAGGAATCTCGTGCTTTTCAAATTCATTTGGGTTACCTACTACAACAGGTTTTCCATAAAGTTCACCTACTTTCTGTTTCATACTACAATCTAATTAAAGTTCCATCCTCATTAATTTTAATACCATATTTTTCAAAGTCTAAATTATCAACCTCATTCTTAATTACTTCTGTAAGAATACCAATTTGAGCTCTAAGGTTTTGAACTTCAATTAACAATTCAACATTAGACTGAGCTAACTTTTCAGACTTCTCTAAAACTTCTGCTAAAATCTTATTACTACTAGCAGTAAGTCTCTCATAAAATTCAAGAGAACCTCCCATGTTCTCTATAGAGTTATGATCTACTTCAGTGTTATATTTTCGTCTAGTAAACAACCATGTTATAAGACTAGATAATCCTGTACACACAACTCCAATAATAGATGTTACTAATAAATCCATTACTCAACAATTACAAATTTTTTACTTTTAATTTCACTATAAGGGTTATTGTCCATTACATCTACTCTTATAACCTTTTGTTTCTTTTGAAACCATCTCCCAATAAAACACTTCTTAGGTGTTCCTATAATCTCTTTTTGAGTACTAGCAATTACACTAATATCACTTTTATAAGTCATATCTAAACCTATCTTATTAGGATACTCTAAAGTAAGTTTAGTTTTATACCACTCATCACCTAATAGAGTATCTAATCTAATAAAAGATTCTTTAAAGATAGTGTCTCTTACGAAGACACTATCTCTTATATGAACTTCTGTTTTGATACTTTGTAACTGCTTTAACTCTTTGTCTTTAATTTTCAATTGTTTACGAGTATTATTTAACTCAGTAATAATTGAATCATTAATATAGTTTAATTGTTCTACACTAAACTTATATGCTATTGCATGCTTCTCATATTCATTTAACTCTAAATTTAAAGACTTGAAGTTATTATCATATACTCCTATTTCTTCATTTAGATTTGATATGTGTTTAGCCATACCAATTACACTAATTATTAGAACACCTATAAATATCCAAAATATAGTTTTTATAGTTTTCATTTCACAAAGGTAAAACAAATATTTGAATTTTGCAATAGGGTAAATAGATTAGTTATTTTAAGACTTCTGCATCAAGAGAAACTCTAACTTGAGTAGCCATATCAAGTGGTGGAATTTGTTCTATTTCAAACACAATACAATTATTTTCTTTATCTATTGTATAAGATTTAACATTGACATAATAATAATTGTTATTGAAAGCTTTTGATGCATATATTCGTATTATATTATATTTATTTTCTACATTATTATTTAAATAATTAATACGTTTTTTACTTAATTCATCTTCTACCAAAGTATAAATAACTTGTCCATTTTGATCATAAGGCATAGGTATTTTAATAATTCCAAAATCTCCTTCTGGACATTCTCCCATATATTCTTTTAAAGATATTTCTTTGTATTTACCTTTATGCCTACTTAAAAATGAATCAACATTTATACTACTATCATAACCAACGACAAGTTCACTATCAAACATTATATAATTACTCGCCAATATACCATCGTTATTTTCAAAAAGCCTAGTATTGCCTATATGACAATGAAGAGGAACTGGCTCTCCAACATCACCATCATTTCCTTTATCATACCAAATAAAACATCTAGGATATTTAGGAGGAGTAGTAGTAATATCTTCTAATTCACCATCTTTTCTTTCAGAAAGAGTAATCCCTCCACCAGTATTCTTTAAAAGTATTTCATCTTTGTTTACTTCATTGGGATTACCAATAACTATTGGTCTATCATATAATTCTCCAACTTTCTTTTTCATATATTATACAGTTTTTATTAAATATTTTCACTTTATAAAATATATATTAAATATATTATTGTGGCTTCAAGTATACCTAATCCATTAGCAATTAAATCTGCTACTTCATAAGTACCTTTCTTTAATTTCTTATCCCAAAGGAATTCTTTGAGACAGCTTAATGTAATACATACTACTAAACCTACCCAATAGTTTACTAGTATTGCTAGTGTTAATAGTATTGAGTAGTTTAGTAGATTATGTGTTAGTTTATCTGTTTGTAGTAGTTTTTTAAGCATTGTATATTTAAGATTCTATAGTCCTTTTAGAAAGAGCTTTAATTCATCTAACTCTTCTTGGTAATTATTTATCTCAGAAGTTTGTAAATATGGTTTTAGACATTCCAGACAGTCATAAAGATCATTATAACTAAAACCTTTATTTTCAGTTTTTAAGAATTCAATAATGTCTTTTGCAGCCAAACATCTATATACAGCATTTTTCACCATACTACTAGTATGAGTTAGAGAATCATCTCTTTGTACCCAATTATATCCAGAGTGCTCTATAGTAATTACTTTATTAGCTAAATAAAGCAATTTAAACAAAGTAGGAGTATCTTCTATATATCTTCTATGACTGTATTCTACTTTATCAAATAGTTCCCTCTTAATTAGATTTTGCCATAAAAACCTTTTAGTATCTACTTCGTTTGGATGTAAAGTATCATTACCAGTTTCTATTCTAAATCTAGGAACTTTAGGGTCTATATAAGTATTATATACAATATTAAATCCAGAATGAATAATGTCTGCATCAGGAAAGGCATTAGCAGCATTTATAAGAGTTTCTAAATGGTTTTTTGAATAAAAATCATCAGAATCTAAAAAGGTTATGTATTCTCCTGTAGCTTTAGATAGTCCAATTCTTCTACTCATTCCACATCCCATATTATACTCATTATTTATAAGTAGGATTCTTGGATCATTAATATTACTTACTATTGATTGAGTATTATCTGTACTACAGTCATTAATCACAATTAGCTGTATATCTTGATATGTTTGACCTAATACAGAATTTATAGCATTAAGGATAGTGCTTGATGCATTATATGCAGACATTATTACTGATATCATAAATAAATCATTAAACAACAGTTATTTTTTTATCTTCTGAAGATACACTTTGTACTAAATAATTATTATCTAAGTATACTTTTATTACTTTAACATCTGGAAAATCTACTAAATTTATTGTGAAAACCACGTTGTAGTTATCGTGAAATCCCTCTTTAACATTAATACAAAAACCTCCATAGGATATAAAATTATGACGATCAAATATATTAACATTTTTTCCTATTAATTTCCAAAATTCATATGGGTGCTCTCCTGGTATTATTTCTATATCTGACCTTAATTCTAAGTCTGAGAGTAAATCACTAGAAATACTATGCGTAGTATTACTAATTACTTGCTTTTTATAAGCTAAAAATGATATAGTTACTGTTCCTAAATTACTGTTATTATATATTTCTAAAGTAGTACCTTGTAATTTAATATTTATACCAATAACTCCTAAAGTCCCATCTGGGCGTTTGTTAAGTCCAAATATAGTACCTTTTTCTGTATAACCTACTCCACTATAATCATGAATTTTTATATATTCAGGTTCAGCCCATGTATTTGTATCTACTTTAATAGTCTCACCCTCTTTAATAGTAAAAGGTCCCCAATTAGCTACAATATTTCCACTTGCAAAAGTATAGTATCCAAAATCAATAGTGTCTAATACTTCTTGAGGTACTGAGGTTCCACTACCCGTACTCTCCCACTTACCATTTCTATTAATCTTTAAATTCTCGCCATCATCCCAAAGTACATTATTACTCTTAGGAGCTGTTTTTGATTGAATAATCTTATCAATTTCTTTAGCCATAATTAAATGATTTTAATTGTTATTTTCTATTATTTTTATTTCTTTTAACAATAGTGATATTGTAATTCACTTATTTTTCTTTCCGTGTTAGTTTACATTAAACTCATCACTAACTTCAAAACAAGGACATGCTTTAATCCATTCATTCTTATCTATTTTACCATTGCCGTTAAGGTCTTTAGAAAAATCTCTATGTCCTTTAATAGCTTTAATAGTAATGAGATCTTTTAGCATATCAACTAATCTATTTAAAGATTCCTTTTGTGCGGGAGTTCTAGTGTCTTTAGGTTTACCGTTGGTGTCCAAACCTCCAACATAACATATACCTATAGTATATGAATTATGTCCTGACACATGAGCACCTTGTTGATTTAGAGGTCTACCTACTTCTATTGTACCATCAAGTTTAATAACAAAATGATAACCTACATCTTTAAAACCTCTTTGAAGATGCCATTTCTTTATATCTTTAATAGAGTAGTCTTTATTCTCTTTAGTAGCAGAACAATGGATAACTACTGTATCCATTGTCCTACTGTTAGAGTATTTTTTAATATAATCGGTCAAAGAAGTATTTATCATTTCTTATTAGTGGTTTTAGGTCTAGAATTTATTTGTTTCTCTTTTAGTCTAGCATCAGTTTTTGCTTTATCCTTCTCTAAGGATAGTTTTTCTTTTTCAAGTTTTAGTTTCTCATCAAACTCTCTTATCTGCTCATCGAGTCTCTCCCTCTCTATATTGGATTCACCTTCTTCTGAAACAGTATCTTGGATTGACTGTATTTTAGCATTAGCTTGTATATTTGCAATAAGAACTTTAGTTTCGTTATCTCTCTGATTTATTAAATCATTCTGCTCAAGTTCCATTGTCTTAAGTCTGAGTTCGTGCTCAATCTTCTGCTGTTCTGCTTGCTGTGCTGCCTGTTGTGCTTGAGCTGCTTGCTGCTGCATGGTTCTTTCATCATTTTCAATCATTCTTTGCTTTTCAGCAATAGATGATGATGACCATATCTTCATGGCAGTAGAGAATGAAGTCATTTTACTAGAAAGTCCAGCTTGAACTAAACCAGGTAAATTTGCTTTTAATTCCTGAGTTTCTGGAGAATTATCTACAACTAAACCATAATCGCATTCTGAAAACTCATCTCCATCAATTTCCATTACTCTTTGAGAATGGTCAGGTGCTATATATTGAAATTTAAGAGATCTTCCTCTACTTGCAGCCTTTGCTACTTCAATAAATGCCTCAATAACTCTCTTCTTTAAATCATCATGGACTATAAACAGCCATTCAGTAATATGTGATGATTGAAGTGTTGCTCTCTCTACACCTCCTACAGTCTCTCTATTAGAGATTTGACCTTCCCTCTGCTTAGAAATACCAGCAACTTCAGCCATCTCATTCTTTATGAACTCTAGTAGAGCGATCATTGATTGAATTGACTGGCCTAATTCAGCATCTACAACTCCTGTAGTGGCATTATTCATTGCTCCAGCCATCTTACCTAAAGATGCTCCTCTCTTACCTTCTTGGAATGAGTCTTCCACTACAACACCAGCTGTTTTAAGAACTGTTAACCACTTATCAATACCCCATTTATCAGGTATCTTAGCAAAGTCTAATCTAACTAATTTTCCATGGTTTCTAGCAAGAAGCTTGATGAGGTTATCATACACAACATCATAAAGATAGTTATAAGGCTTCATAATATCAACCATAGAGAATGGCTGATCGTCATTGATATTGTATACTGATCCTATAATACCAAAGTGACATTTTGATGGATTAGACATTGAATTAAATTGTATAGGACATGGTCCCATATTTACAAATATTCTATCTCCAATCTTTACACCCTGCCAAGCTTCGTTAATCCAGAATATATCTTCCTCCTCACCTTTTTCTTTATTGGTTATATAGTGCTCTGTATGAAGTGTAAATACTTCTTCTCCAGTCATTGGATCATAAGATTTAACTCTCTTAATCTTTCTGAGGGATTTCCAAAATACCTGACACACTTTTATATTACCATAAAAGTCATATGGAAGTGTACTTGTACTATGTATAGTCTCATCTCCTCCGAATAAATCTTCAGCAGTTAAACCTTTCTCTTCCCAATAGAAACCATCTTCATTCTCTCTAAGTACATTAATTTTAGATGGGCGACTAGGTCTTCCTCCTACATTATAGGATGCATACTGAGTATTATCTGGGTAGAATGAAGTATCTTCTGTTTTATATACTAATTCTTCTAAGTAGTCAAGATCACTATCTGTTAACACATCTTGATATGTATCAACTACCTTACCTAGCGGCCAGTAGTCCTCAATGACTATCATATCAGCATCCTCTATCTTATTAGAGTATCCTGATTGATAAACTCTAACTTTTCTTGGATTTAACTTAATAAGAGTAGGCTCTCCTTGAATAACACATACTTGATATATTTCTTCTCCTACAGTCATCGCATCCATAAAACCACTATTAAAAATAAGGTTAAAGTTCTGCTCTTTTGAGAAGTGCTTTACAAATGAATTTGCTCTAATCTCTCTAAAGTCCTTGTATTCAAAGTTAGCATAGTATTGAAGCTTTTCCATTTCCATTTGATACTGCTCTTCAGAAATGTTAGGATTAGCTATCAATCCCTGCATTTTAGTTAGGATCTCTAGCTTCTTAGCTTCCTGCATCTCTGTAATAGCATTAGGATTTACTACTACAACACTATAGTCAAATACTCTCTTAGATTCCTCTCCATGTAATACCCTTAGTTTAGAGTTAATTATAGGATAATGCTGAATCTTCTCTGGTATATATCCAGCTGTCATGTTATGAGGATTTACAACCATCTTCAAGTCTGACATATGGATTTTACCATTCAAGAGGTCATAATTAATTTGCTTATGCTCAACAGACTTCCTTACAGGGGAGAAATGTAAAACATCTCTATCAGCTCCCCAATTAACACATTTAGCACGCCATCTAGGTGTCTTCTTCTTCTCAGGAAGCCTCTGTCTAGGAAAACTATCGTATAATACTTTTTCCTTAAATTGCATATTTTTATAAAATTTAGTCAATGTTGCAAATATAAAATAAATAATCCACTTGTACAAGAATACAAATGAATTATTTATTCAAATTAAATTAATTTTTTACATTCCATAGTTGTTTGTAAAGAAAGGATCATTACCTAAATAGTCTGCATCATCGTAAGATTCTACACCCTCCTTTACATCTCCTCCATACAATATTAAATACTGTTGTCTATAAAGCATAGCCATTCCCAAAGCTCTAACACGGTCAAAGTTACCATCATTATTATATTGTATCAACTCCTTGATTAGAGCCCTGTTTCTAATATTATACAGATTAAATTCTTGAACCTCTACATCTTTGTAATACTCTTCACCATTGTCATCTTTATACAGTAATGTTTTTACAAAACTATTTACCTTTAATAGCCACTCTTTAATAAGTTTATTAGCATATGCATTTACTCCATGTGTAGCATTTACACCCTTAGCCTTATTACCAAATCCTATAGATTTAACAATATCTATATCCTTTAAATAAGATGGAGTGTCAGCTAGTAAGTGTACACACCTCTTTTCTTGAAAATATGCAAAGATACCTTTCTTATTTGACTCATAAAGGCATTTAGCATTGTAGAATATGCATAACCTCCTGACTATTTCAAAATTGTCTTCTGCCATCATATTTCTACCAGTATACTCTGCTACAATCTGATCAGTAAATAAATCTAATACAAATGTAGAGGTAAGTGATGCTGTTTGAGCCTCATCATCATCAACAGGGTCATGTCCTATAATATACCTATTATCAAAGACTTTTCCATTATGATCCTTTTCAGGCATTCTAAATATTTCAATAGCTCCTTCATTCTTATTATCTTTTATAGGGAAATCCCTAATAGGTAAACTATTAGATACTCTAAAATCCATTCCTCCACTATCATTAGGAACTAAGTTTCCCACATAAACATCATCAAACTCACTAGGATTATTATCTAACTGATTTAACCTTTCATTAAGGTCGGTTATTGGGAATAGATTACTCTTAGCTCTTAGGATAGCCTCTTGTGGAGTAATAGGAATTTCTGATATACGCTTTGTTACAGCATTAACATCAGATGAATTATATTTAACAGTGAATCTATCCTTTAATATCTCGAGAATAGCTTTTGTAACATCTGAATTACCATTACTATCATAGCAATTAGATCTATTCATATATCCAGGAAAGAAGAATACAAAGTGTGGTCTTCCTTGACCTTCTTTATCATACACATTCTTGAGAGCATACATATTATAACCCTTAGGATTATACATTATCTCTTGTAATGCAGCAAAGTCACTATCCTCATCACCTGATGTACCATAAGCATAAATTAATCCAAACACACTATCACCATCCTCAACTGAAGGTCTAAGTGTTGCATATAGTCCTAATAATCTAGGGAAAGTACCTGCTTCCTCAATAATGTATAGGACTCCTCTAGATCCTCTAAGCTTAGACTCATCATCTTTTGATGTAATACCAATTACTGAATTTAAAGTACCTTTATCAGCTCCAGTGTCAAGGTCTTTATAGCCCATCTTCCAAGTAAGATTCTGTGATGAATCAACTAGCCTCTTAGATGGTAATTCTGTATTAATAGCTAAGAAGTCTATATACTTTTTGAACATATCAAGAATCTGATTTGCTCCTGATATATACTTCTTTTCATATGCAGTAACTACACACTGCACCTCTCTACAAACCTCTTTACTCTCACCAATAACAAACCTCTTAGATAGTAATGAACCTCCTACATAACTCTTGCCACTTCCTCTTCGAGATAACTCTGAAGCATGGTTACCATTCTCTCTTGCTTGTTGAAGGTAGTGAGTTCTTAAATAGTGACCTTCCCAAACCTTAGGAAAGTCAGATATTCTTTTAGCCATCTTCTTTCCTTTAGTTTTACCTGAGTCAGAAGTATCTGCTTGAAGAATAGGACAATAGTTTAAAAAGAAATAGTAGTCTCCAGTTATCCATTCACCATCAGATGGTCTTACATACCCTTCTATACACCTTCTAACTTCCTCTTTAAGCCATTTCATATACTCACTATTAGGATTACCATTAGGTCTTAAATGTGTAAACCTACCAGTCTTTTGGAATGTAATAGCTGTTTGCCTAAAGTAATCCATATCCTCAAGTATATGTGGTCTAGTAACATCTACTATTATTCTACCATATTCATCTCTAGGCAAATCCTTTGCTCTAGGTCTATCAGCACTTATAAGGTTTCTAACTAGTGGGATATTATTAATACAATCCCAGAATTGGTCTTGTACTTCTTGAGGTTCTTTATCAATTTCTAGAAGATCAAAAGGTGTCTGATATTCATTAATAAATATACCTTCTCCAATCATATTAATTCTTTATATTTATCACTTCCTAAGAAGTTATACATAGTTACTAGGAACTTAGCATATAAAGGTTTAATTTCCTCCTCATATGCAGTTTCAGTAACCTTCATCTTAAATTCCCAACTATCTACTAGCACAGTATCAGCAGTGTTCATATAGAATATATTGAACTTAAAACACTTGAGTGCCCCAAATGATTGTGGCTCTTCTAGTCTATGAACAATAAATATACCCATCTTACCATCTATTCTGGCTTTAGTTGTAAGACTGTCAGTTGCTGCCTTAAAAAAATAATCAGTCGAAAATTGCCCCATCTTCAAGTAATTTTTTAGATTCATTACCACCTCTTGCTCTACCTACTAACTCAATTTCTGATGCTACAATTTTCTCTGTTTCAATTAACTTCTTAGCTAATCCAGGTATTTTATCTGTAGCAGCTGTTACTTGAGCTATTGAGTAAATAGCCTTTCCCTTGTCATCTATAGCAAATAAGTCTACATTCTCTACAAAGTCTCCAATCTTCTTAATTGCTATTCTCATAGAATTAAGTAACTTCATAGATGTTGTAGTAGTAAGATCTCTATAAACAGCCATTGCCTTCTCTAATTTATCAGAAGGCTTAAAGTCTTTAGGTAGACCTTCCTGTATAATGATCTTATTTGCCCTTTCCTCCTCATCGAGAATATCCATATACGTACTTCTAGGGTCAACCATAAAGTACATGTAACTCATTTGCTGCATAAAGAACTCTTTAGTCTTAGTTCTATCAGCATTGAAAAGTTCTCTTATTGGCTTAACTAGCATTGCCTCCTCGGTTGGAAGCACTTGGTAATTTTCATATTTTAATAACTTCATACTATAAACAAATTAACCTCTCCTATTGGAGAGGTTTTAAGTTATTCAATTATATCCTTATTCTCAACTAAGGAATCGTTTATAAACTCCTTCTCTTCAATAATAAGGTCAATATCTCTGTCAAATAAAAAGAGGTGAGGCTCTCCATTAATATCAATGATTGGGAATTCTACAATCATTTCTACCTCATCTTCTCCCATTAAACCCTTAATACTATCAGCCTTTGTCTTATGTCTAGGCTTGCAGTATGCAGAAGGGTTAATAACTACAAGATCACCAACTTGGACATCTCTAACATGAGGTCCTACAGCTACTACTGTTTGGTACTCCTTAAACTTACCTTCAAGCTTACCCTCATCATCAATTACTCCACCATTTATTTGAGATTCCTCATATACATTAGCAGTAGTAATAATATGGTTAAGCATTGGCTTACACTTAATTATTTTCAGCATTTCTACTCTTCTTTAGTTTATTCTTCATTCTCAAATACCTATCATAGGTACAATAAAATTTACCCAAAGATGGTACATTAAAACTAGTCTTTAGACTATTAAAGTCTTCCTCATTTAGATTTTCCTTTAGAGGAAGACTTTCAATACTTTTCCTAAAGTATTCCCAATATAAATTATAGGCTTCTTTAACATCACTTTCATTTAACCCTAGTTCTAATGCTACCTTTTCATACACTTTATTCAGTTTTAGCATTTTCTTGAATTGGCATCTTGAAAAGAAGTAGTAAGGAGTAATGGTCCTTATCTACTTTAACCTTTGGGATAAATTTAGGATTTACTTTTCCATCAATAAAGAACCCAGCCTTTTTTAATTTACCAATACTTACATGATAATTAGATGTAGATAGTTTACACTTCTCTATTATTGCATTTCTAATTTCCTCATTAGTAAGTAAGTAATTATCTAAGATATCTTCATCCTTAATAACTTGGCTTAATCTAAACCTGTGTTTAAGGATTTCAGCAGCTAGGTTAACAATACTAGGTGTAAGTTTATGCAGTGGTGTTAAAAAAGTAAGCCATAAATTCATAAAATTTCCTTCTAGTGAACATGGGATACTTATAACACTATCTGCAATTTTACTCATCAGTAGGCTCCTCCATTACTGGGAACATAACTTCTGAAAGTTCCAATGTAGTCTTCTCAATAATCTCCTGAGGGAAATACGAGCTATACTTAAGAACCTTAAACAAGAAATTTACTCTTGCAAGAGCTCTTTCATCTGAAAGTCTCTCAATAATCTGGTTAGCCTGCATTAACTTATTTCTAAGTGTATGAATCTCAAAATTCATCTCAGCTACTTTTGAATCCTCAGGATTCATTGGTGTTTCATTCATAATCTCTTCCATTTTTTTTCTTATTTATAAAATAGTTTACTTCCAAACCTTTTCTGGTGCATTTCATCATACTCTTCTAGAGTAGCTGTGTCAATGTCTGTAGAATTACAATTATCACAGTAATCAATAAATCCACCATCCATAATTTTTAAAGACAAGCAGTTTCTACAATAGAAAACTGGTTCTGCATTATAATCTACTTCTTCCATACTACTTAACAAATATTAATTGGTAACCACTTCTACTTGCATTAACACCTACAAAAATGATGTTATCTTTAGGTATACCTCTCTCATTTAGGAATAAAGTAAGATCTGCTAATGTGTCAAATCCTTTATTAACATACTTCTCCATAGTAGTTGCGGGGGTAGGAATTGAACCTACGGAGTTTGGCTTATGAGACCAAATTGAATACCAATTCTCCCCACAATATCGGTACTTCGAAAGTTCTCCTTGAGATTAAGAGTCTCATGCACTATCTATGCTACACGTACCGGAGCGTTTCGGTTGAACTCAACATACAGCGTACCTCATAAAGGATTCGAACCTTTAACCTACGGATTAGAAATCCGTTGCTCTTCCGTTTGAGCTAATGAGATATCTAAAGCCTAGAACCTATAAAACTAGGCCACCTTCTAACTGCTATTTAACAATTAAGGTTTCACTACTTAAGGTAGCTACTCTACGCAGGGATGGATTAACCTTAAACCCCGAATAGGTTTTTAATTTAACCAAACAAAACAATTATGAAAACAAACAAAAGAAATTAACTCTCTTGAGAGATTGTTACTTACTTTGATGGTACAAAGGTAAGTAAAATATTTTTAATTTCCAAATTTTTTTTTACTTTTTTGTACTCCCTGTAAGACTCGAACTTACACGCATAAAGCACTAGATCCTAAGTCCGGCGTGTCTACCTATTCCACCACTGGGCCATCCTGTAATTCAATTATATTAATAAATTTTAAAACTCCAAGTAGAATTTATAATTATTTAATCCCACCAATGAAACATCCTATAAGATCTTATTTTGTTATACAAATGAAGAGCTTTCACCTGTCTTAGATTCATCTTAAGATGTTCGATTAGTTTTGGATTTTTATCAAAATCTACGTTTGGTAGAAACCTTTTGGAATTTCTAACATTTATGTGTTTTGTGAAATTTGTTAAATATCCTCCAGTTCCATAGTTAGCTTGTAACCAACTTTCATACCAGGAGTCTCTTTCGAGAATAATATCGATAAGTTTAACACATAACTCACAATCTCTTACTTGAAATTCCCAACCTACGGTTCTTTTATGTTTTTTGAAGTATGCAGCCATTTCCTTAAGTTTACGCTGTTCAATTTGTAATAGAAATGCGTAATCCCAAGCAAATCCCCACACTCTTTTAAACTCCCGTCCTTTCATATTTTCTCATTCTGTTGTTATACTTTTCTTGCCAAGTATTCAAATGTTCATTATATTCATCTATACCTTCTTCTACAGGTTCTGCTGATAATATTTTTATATCAGAAAAGTTATCTAAATGAGTAGATAAATAATCTAAAGCACTATTACCTACTTCACAAGTTAACCCTGTATTATAATCTCCTACTGTATCAAAGTTGCATACATCTTCTGGAAAAACCTGAATATCTGCAACTATTTCTGCGATGAATTTTATTTGCATAACAAAAAACCCTAGGCTATAAAGCCTAGGGCGTTATTAGTTGAAAAGACCTGCAATCTTGTCTGCGATATTTGCAGCACGATTACCTACAGCTTCGAGGTTAGTACACTCATTCTGAAGAGCAGCGATTTCAGCCTCCTTAGCAGCCTTAAGTTCCCTAGCGGTCTGCGCCTGAGTGTTCAACTTAGTTACGATGGTTGTGAATGACTTAGTGAGCTTGTCAATCTCAAGTTCGATAGAGTCCGAGCTAACCTTTACTACTTTAGTAGGGGCAGCAGTTGTCTTTGAAAAAATACCCATTGTTGTAATCTTTAAATATTAATACTTGTATTATTATGGAATTTACCATTCTTCTGTTTCAAAGTATTCATCATACCTTTCATCAAACTCCTGAATACCTTCAAGAATTTGTTTACGAGCTTCAGCTCTTGATTTCTTAATTTTGTGATGTTGTTCTATCTGCCCCATTTTACTTCTAAATGGTACAGTAGTGTTCTTTAACATTTTAGCATATCTAGAGCCTAAAAACTCTGTAATAGATTCACATCTTTTAATTGTGCTCGCATATACTTTACGAGACACCTTCTCTAACACATTAATATATGTTACAGGATTGGACTTGTAAAATCTCTTAGCACGAGAAAGTTCCTTTGAATCATTGTGTTTCATATGCTTTAAAGTTTAAAATTGGTGCGAATGGAGGGACTCGAACCCTCGACCTCGAGATTATGAGACTCGCGAGCTAACCAGCTGCTCCATCCCGCAATTTATTCGTCTCTCCGAATTGTCACCTCCTTGGTATAAGTCTCGCTTTGAAGAGGTTCAATGCTTACATCACAGTTATACCCACCGTATATAGACTATGGCCACATCTATATAAGTCCCTGGTTTAACGACATTTTAGGTTTGTCACTCCGCCTCGAAAGAGTAGCGCGTAGGGTAGTCGAAACCCTCTTTAGAGAATGAAAATCTCTCGTACTAACCGCTATACGAACGCGCCAGGTAAAAATTGGCTAAGGTCTACCCACCAACTCCAATTTAGAATCGAATGTATGCATCCATTCAATCGTTTTTAAGTTTTCCATCTTCGAAAACCTACAAAAGGTCAACCTGTTTCGTAAGGTAACGCCTGATTCTAGAGGTCAGGATTCTTGGCATAGGTTTACTCCGTAAGACCGCGCCTTATAATCCATTGTTTGACTGGTACAATGGATAAAACCTCGCTAATTCTCCTACCGAGGTAGAAGCGCAAATCTCAACTGTAGCTACTAAACCCTAGCCAGGCTATATATTTAATGTCGTTCCAGCTCGACCTGCATTAGGTTAGTTGAGATTAGAATCTATTAAACAAGAGCTTTCTTTTTATGATTAACTTGTCTGATACGATTTCACCGTCTTTTTTAGACAAGTAATACTTACTTCCTTTAGGTACAATACATTTATACACTTCATTAGACCATTTATTTAAGGCGCGCTTTTTATCGTAATAAGCGTGTAAACCTTCTTCTACTACAGTGATTGTATTGTGTACTGATACTCCTAAAGAAGCTTCGTATAAAGTACGAAGTTTATATACAAACCCTATGTAAGGACTTACTAAGGTAGTTGCTTGTTTAATTAGACATTTATATACCACTATATCCTTTTTAGCGATTAGTGGTTCAGATTGACTAGTTACTAGACACATTAGATTAAATCTTTAGCTAATTCAATCAAATTCCTGAAACACTTAAGGAACTCTTCAGCCATTTCTCTAGTTGGGAATGTAAGAAATCTAGATATATCTGTGCATAATCCCACATGTAATTCGTTCTTATACAAACGAATACACCATTTTTGAGAAACATCCCATTTAGGTTTCCATCCATCTAACCAACAATCTCTCAGGTGTTCAAGTTTGACAAAAGCATCATATCTAGGACAACTGCTGAATGAGGTTGTAAGTGTTGAGGTGTGTTTACAGTACTCTTCCCAATTTCTAGGAAGTGGATTTAATTCTTCTTTGGTAAAAGCTTGTAGAGCAATCTCTCTGAGTTCTCCACCTTTGTTATACCACTCCTTTGCTTTGTCAAGAGTAAGCGTTACATTTCTTTCCATTTCTTTATAAGATTTTAATCTACGTGGAGCAATTAAGGCACTGTCTTCTCTAAACAGAACTTTGTACTTCCCATTTGTTATGCCTATTATTGTTCCAACATGATTTAGTGTGGTGATTACTGTTTCACCAATCTTAAGAGGGAATTTTTTCTCAAACTCTTCTAACGTATAAACACCTAAATGCTGTGGTTGAATGCAAGTCCATGCAATAGTGTTGTCATCACCACTAATATAATAAAAGTAGTTAGTGTAACGACCACTATGATTCATTCGATTTATACCACCTAAATTTTTAAGAATTTGAATTACTTCATTTCCTCTATCTAGATGTCCTTGTATAGCTATCATAGACGTTCGTCTATCCAATCAACTATTTTATTAAAGGCATCCTTTAAGAATATATTGTAAAGAATTACAAAAAGAATGACTAGTGTTAGTAACGGCCATGCAATAGCACCTAACAACAGAACTACTGCTACTGGACCAAAGTTTTCGAATATTTCGTCTAAATCCAGACCTCTATTGTCTCTTCTATGATTTATTCCTACAAGTACAGCAACTGCTGCAATTTCTAGCGCTAAGAATATAAGCGCAGTAATCCAATACCACATAATTGTTAATTTTTATATATTTTGTTTTTGTTTTCTATAAATACGACTACTAGAGTCATTTAAATTTCCAAATGTATCTGTCAAAGAATGACAATTTGGACAAAGTAATTGAAGATTTTCCTCTTTATTGTTAAGGCAATTCCCATCTATATGATGTATCTATAAAGGAACTTTTCCAGATTTAGGATTAGTTTTATTCCAACCACATATTTGGCAAGAGTTGTTATATTTGATGAATAAGTACTTTCTAATATGAGAGCTTATATCATATTTACCTGTTACCCCGTTTTCTAAACCTTGTTTCCATCTTTCTATGTACATCTTGTATTTGAATTCAATTCGGCATTTATTATCACAATATTTAATAGCGGATTTAGAAAGTTCTTTTCCGCAATTTAAACAATGTGTAAGGTGTTCTCTAATTTTACCACCTCTTAATGTGTTATTATAGGATGCTGCACAAGATTGATTACAAAAATCTTTTCGATTTCTATCTTCATAAAGTATAGGGTTTCCACAATATTTACATAATTTAGGATTAGTTTCGTAGGCTTTTTTCAAACTATCTAACCATTCTGATTTTATTTTATTATAATCTATACCCATTTTAGTTAGTAGTCGTCCAGCAGCATTTTTACCTAATCCGAAATCTGCTTCAATTCTTTTTAGATTACATTCTTTGTCTTTGAAAAGCTATATTAACTCTTCTTTTGTTAAATTTTTTATATTCATATTATTACCTTTTTAAATGCCTTATTAATACTAAACAAAGACGGAGAGAAGGCATACTCTCCGTAACAAAGTTGCGATCTTTGCTTAGTCTTTGTTTTATTGGTGGAGCCACGGAGATTCGAACTCCGATGAATAGAATGCAAATCTATCATAATAGCCCTTATATGATGACCCCAAATTACTGACTAAGGTTTGACCTCCTACTTCAGTATGAATTGTGTGTGTATACCCACCAATCGTTTTTAAATTTCTCCCATCTTGACAAACTTACAAAGCGTCACTATCGTTTGTGATAGAGCATTCTACACCACCGTCGGTAGAAAAGACGTTTGCAACATACAAAGCCGGATGCAAGCGGCATTAGACCTCAATGAATTACTAGACACAGCCAACGTTCTAACGTTTATTGTCTTTAGAGTAGTACGCCCACAAGTCTTTTACTATAGATATTACACTCATTGCTTTCTACGGCCTGTAGCTCTCGCTCGTAATTCATTAATCGCGGGGATAGATGGATTCGAACCATCGACCAATAGATTAACAGTCTACTGCACTACCACTGTGCTATATCCCCATAGGTAGATTATTCTACCTTCTTAGCCTTCTTAATCTTTATAGGCTTTGTTACCTCAACTATCTTTTCAACAGTCTTAGTAATTACTTCAGGCTTCTTAAATAAATAACCTGCTACAAATCCAGCAACAAATGCTAGACATGCATAGAATGTAATCCAAATAGGAAGTACATTAGTTAAAACAATTGCTAGAATAACAATAAGAACTGCTATTCCAAGCGAAATCCATCTCTTAGTATTCATATCTACTCTTATTTTACTTTGCAAAGATATGTAAAAAAATTTAAATTACCAAATTTATTTAAATAAATTTATTACTTTTTGTGCAAATTCACTATCTTTAACCCAATCTTGAATAACTTTAGTACTCATAATCTCTCTGCCTTTCCTTTTAACATCTTCATTATGGCTAGGATCCCCTCTATTGTAGTTTCCTTCTTTCCAGTACTCAAATGCATGTAATAAAGGAGGGACACCTCTAGAAACAGGATCCTCTACTATATTATATCTAAAGTCTCTAACCATACTCTCTGCAGGTATAATACCGTAGTTTCTAAAGTAAGAGGAATTACCTAAAGCCCTATTGTGCTCTTTTACTTCTTGCTTTTCCTCTTCAGTTGCATTTTTTGGAATATCTTTATAATTGATGAGTGGTATTGCTCCTAATGCAGTTTCTTGAGCTGCTAATCCTAAAGCTTCTTCTAAAGGAATTTGTGCTTCATATGCATATTTAGCCAAAGAGTCTAGTGCATTAGTAGTAGTTCTTCCTACTCCTGGAACTTTAATTTCTAAATCCTCAATATATGGAATCGCATATTGCATATTAGGCCTTACAGCATCTGATCTATTATATATAAAGGTATTCATTCTATCCTCTAAAGCAGTGCTCCTATCAGATGTAGGAGAATCATTCTGCCTAACCCTACCAGACTGTGTATTTCTAAATTTAGCATCTAGCGGAGCCCTTAATGCTCCTGAATTAAATAATTCTTCAGCATCCTCAACATTATAGTTTAGTTCTTCTACTAGTTGTAATATAGCTTGCTTAAATCCTTGAGGTAAATCTTTAAATTCCCTTTTCCAAACTTCTCCTTCTGCACTGTCTTTATCTCCTCCTGTTGCAAAAGTATTTATTTTCCCTCCTTCACTTTTTGCTTCTGCTGTTACTACAGCAGGTTCAAGCATATACCAAGGCCTCTCACCTGTTTCAAGATACTTTTGAATCTCATCTATATACGGTACTAGATGACTATTCCATTCTCTAAGTTGCTGTTTATTAGGATAATATCTTTTACTTTCTATATATTCAGGAGTGCCTTCTATAAGCATATTTCTCAATAAGCCGTCTGCTGCATTATCAAACAACCTCTCCCAAAGTTGCTGAGGATCTTTTGCATCAAAGGTTTTTAATGCTTTATCCATACCGTATGTATCTACATAATATTTGTAATCTCTATCGGCTTGATGAGCAACATCTCCATCGTTAGCAGCCAATCTATACATAGCAAGTAAATCAGCGTATACAGGATCTTGAGGCATTACATGTAATGCGTCTAACCTAATATCTTGATCGTCATTAGTTTTAGGATCATATAATATTACATTCTCCCCAGGAGAAGGGTGTTCTCTAAAATATCCATTAGGATAAGTTATTCCCACAGGATTATCTTTATGAAAAAACTCAATACTTCCTATACCTGTTTTTTCTCTAGTATAAGTAGAATCAGGAATAGCTTTAAAATCAACATTATCTAAAGCTTTCCATTTAGTATTATTTACAGGTCCACCAGGACCAAACTTATTCGCTTCTGACTCTTGTAGAGATTGTTGTTTCAATGAGGAGAGGTATTCTCCTAAGGCTAGTTTAATACTATTTCCAATTATCTTTGTTGCACGCTTAATTGAAGCATCAACTCTAGGTGTCTGCACTTTATTTCTAGTAGAACTATTATCTCCTTCTGCAGAATCTTCTAAAACAGTAGGTGTATTATCATCTGTATTTTGTGGTATGTTAGACTCCTTATTATGCAAGTTGCTCCCCCCACTAAAACTATTATAATCCTTCTTTATAGCATCTAAAGAAGTAATACCATTACTCACATATAATTTAATTAAAGCATCCTTCTCTGATATAGAGAGGGATGACCATCTATCTTTGTTTTCCATTATTTATCCCTTTTTCATTATGATAATCCCACACAATCATAGTAGCATTAGTATTTTCTATAGGTAGTGTTCCTATTTTTGATATTAATTCTCTACCTGATATTACATATTTGTTCTTATTTTCCATAATATCCAAACCAATTAAAATGTTTTCTATTACTTAAATAGTTTTCATTTCTCTCATTATCATATGCTTCTCTCTCAAAAGATATCCAATAATAAGCATACTTTCCATGTAAACATAATTGAACTAACCACTCTAAGAAGTACCATATATAAAAAAATATATAAAGCATCTCTTTCATTTGAGCAGTATGTATAGACTCATGTGTATAGGTCTTTTTAGGAATCTTATTATTCCTATATACTCCATTTCTAACAAACATTACTCCAAATAAATTTATAGCAGCAAATCCAGGAAATGGAATAAGATTATTAAATATTACTTTCACTTTAATACTGGTGCTAATTTAGTTTTACTAGTATTTAGATTATCTCTACCTCTGGATATTCCACCGCAATCTTTACATCTATAAAGATTATATTTACCTACTGAGGTAAAGTAAAATTTCTCATTAATCATATTAATATTTTTAGAGTTACAATGTGTGCATCTTGTACCCGATAGTTCTGATATATTTCCCAAATTAGGATGGTTTTTTATCCAAGGTCTAAGATGTAAATAAACATCTTCAAGAATTTCTACATCCTTCTTGTTGTACTCACACATATAGTTTAGAGCCTCCTCATTTCCATCTAAACACTTTTTCCACAGGTTAAAGTCAGTACCTAACTTATGCTCTATTCCAAAATAGCCTGCCAATGCATCAAGTTTATTAGAGCTGAACTTAAACTCTTTCTTTGCTACATCTAAAGTGTCTATAATATAGTATGGTTTTGGGGGGATGAGTCCATTAAGTATGAATCTTGTATTCATCCATTTAACATCGGCTCTTTTAGCATTGTGAGCAATAATAATATCTGCCTCATCTACAAGAGACCAAAGTGATTTAATAATTCTAGAATCATCCTCATTTAAAGACTCTTCAGAGGTTAGTTTATCTGACATAATGTAATCAGAATATAGCCATTTTGCAGACCAGCAAAGTATAAACCATTCTGATATAGTTGCATCTAATGATACATTCTGATTCCACCTTCCCCAAACATATGCTGACATTGGAGCAGTCTCTAAATCAAAAATAAGTATCTTAGGAGTGTTAGAGTTTTTAATACCTCTAACTATTCTCCTAGCTTCTACAATTGTTTCTTGAGAGCATTTGAACTTTCTACTAAGAAGTCCTTTCCCATTTTTTAAATAAATAGGATGCTCCTTTAGCTTTAATACTACTTCTTCTAAAGTCATAATCATTAGTATTTTTTAGCCTACTCTTCCATTTATATAATAAAGAGACCTAGGAAACCTCTTTGCATCCCTGGGTGTAACTGCAGTTACTTACTTATATAGTCTTATGCCCCGTTTATATATTATTAGTTCTTCTCTTAGTTATCCCTAGGCTCAATTACCTGTGCATTTTAGCTTGAGCAAACATAATCCTATATAAGTAACTCTCTAAATATTTCCGCAAAAGTATATATTATTTTTTACAAAAGCAAGAGGTTTAAGAAAATTTTTAATTTTATTTTTTTTTGAATTTTTTTTTATTTTTTTTTATTATTTGTAGGAGTGGGGTATTTTCTAGAAAATTTTAATTTTTTTTTATTTATGGAAGTGAGGTATAATTACAAATACCTCCCCCATGGCTTTGCCAGTTGGGGGTTGGCCCCCCTGGATGGGTCCCAATGGTCCCTAAGTATAAAAGCAAAGCCTACTTGCTACTAGTAAGATACTAACTACTACTAGTAAGCAATAGTACTGAGCTGCAATGCTAGCAGTAGCTACAGTACAACCATGCTGTGATAGTATGGTATATACTCTGCAATCAATTAAACAATATATATTATGGCACAAAAGATTACAGAGTTTTGCAACAGAGTTGCGTATGTAGAAGCATCTTATTATCATGGATGGAGTTCTCGTGGAGAATGTAGAGTGGTAGAATTTGAGGCTATCACTACAGATGGTAAGATCATTACCACTACTATTAAAGGTGATGATGTAAACAAGGCCATCAAAGCATTTGTAGATGCGAACTTTCCTTGTGATAAATACTTCTTCACAGAGAAGGATTACAAGTACTCTCATAAGACCGATCGTTACGGTGGTTATGAAAGAGAGACTTACACATTCTTCTTACATACAGTAACAGTGTTGTAAGACTTCAAAAGCTCTAAACATTCCCAAGATGTTGAGGGCTCCTTGGGCTTTCCTATTAAGTTAGGTTCTCAGGAGTAAAACACACTCTAGCGATTAGGCATATAGAGGATAAATAAACCTAATCCGTAAAAACAGTAAGCGTATCTTACACAAAGCAAACAAAAACAATGAACACAGTATTCACAACAATTACAGCTGCTATAGTAGCAGGTGTAATCCTCATGCTCATCAGCATGGTAATCGTAGATCACATCTACTTCACTAAAGAAGAGAAGAGAAGGAAGGAAGAGCAGAGAATGGAGAAGCATTACAACTCATGTCTTCCAAAGAGTGTTTCTCTCAATGATGATGATGGTGCAGAGGGATT